ATAACACATATGTCGACGTAGGTTGGGAAAGGTCAGAGCCCATTGAACTAAGTGTATAAACAATTACCTACTTCCAAGTCTCGGCTGTGACGGACTCACATGAAGACCAAGATTAGATGGAACCAGCGATTAGGTTCCGTCTGACTGAAACAATCTACATGAAGCAATTACAATATTACTTCGTAATATTGCTTTAATTCATATCTACTGCTTTAATCAAAACGAAGTGTTAAGTTTGAGTGTTAACGAAAACTTATATCTACGGAGTAGATATACTAAATACATACAACTGTTATAAGGACTTTAAAATGAATATCCATGAAATAATCTTAGAAGATACACAAATTAATGAAAAACCTACAAGTAGTATTGGCAATTTTGCTAAAAAAGTAGCAAGTAAGGTAACAACTGGTGCTACTAGTGCTAGATTAGGTGGATCAAGTGAAGTTGGATCTAAAGCAAACGCAATTTACAAAGATCTTGCTAGATGGCAAGGTATCAATGGCAAAAACGATAAAAATATGACTTCTGCTGATTTATCAGCGTTTATGAAGCAACATAAATTAAGTGCAGGCGGGATGCAGTTGCCCGATGGTGTACTTCCAAAGTCAATAATTGATAAAGCATTAAAGAAAGCGGCCGCAAGTGATTTAACTGGTGGCAATGTAGGTACTGACTCAGCACCAAAAGCACAAAGCGGTGGCAGTACTCCATCACAAGGCGGAGTTGCAGGAGCAATGGCGTCAATGGCTAAAGGCGCAGGTGTAAAGGCTCCACAAACAAAAGGGCAACAAGCACAAGCGGCAGGACAACCTACTACAAATAAACAAGCAGGTAGTTCCCCAGCGTCAACATCAGCACCGGGTGCAAAAGTTGCACCACTAAAGAATAAACAAGGTATTCCACCAGAAGTCCAAACAATGTTAGATAAACTTACACCAACTGAGAAAAAAGCATTGGCGGGAGCAATATAATGAAACTACAAGAAGTAACATCATACAATTTGAAATCAGCAACAATCTTAAACGAAGGTTGGCAAGATTTAACAGAATCACAAAGACTATATGTAGGCCGTTGGGAAAAAGAACTTTGGCCGTTACTAGAAGAATACACACGACTTGCTGAAGCAACACTAACAGCAAATCAAATTCAAGATATTTTTAAAGGTGCTGAAGCACAAGCAAACGCAAGTGGCGATAACAGAAACGCACTAGGTAAAGTAGGAGCGGCGGCTGGTGCTGTTGCTAAACTTCCTGTAGACATGGCTAAGAAAGTTGATGCTAAAATTAACGAACTTGGTGCTATGGCAAAGAATGCAGGACCAGTTAAAAATGCTGATGCAAAGTTTGCACAACTTAAGAAAGACATTACTGCTAAAAACGGTGATAGTAAAATTGTACAAGGTATACAAAAAGTAAGTGACTGGGCAAAAGAAAATCCAGGCAAAGCAAGTTTAGCAGTTGGTATTCTAACAACTATTGCGGCATTTGCAGGCGGACCATTAGGTGGTGCGGCCGCAGGTTTGATACTGCGTTCAACAAAAGAATTATTACAAGGCGAAGACCTTTCAACAGCAATTGGCAAGTCAGTCAAGACAGCCGCTTATGGTGCTATTGCAGGTTGGGCATTAAATGGCATTGGAGATTGGTTTGAAGGATTAAGATTTGATTCTGTACCATATGAAAAAGCGCCAGGGTTAGTTAAATTTGATGTAGGGTTTACTGAAACATTTAAAGCACCCGGCATCACTATGAAAGACACAATCGGCAGTATGGTTATTCCAGAAAGCGAAGTAGGTAGATTCACAGATCTTCTTAACACGATGAAAGAAGCAACAGCAGGCGGAGCAACAAGTGATCCTGCGGCTCTAAATGCGTTTGCTAAGATGAGCGAATTTGTAGATACATTTGATAAGCAATGGTGGCTTGATAGTAATGAAATACAAGATAGCATTGCACAACTGGTTGCGGCTGAGAATGATGCATTTTTACAAAACATGACTGCAATCAATAGCGGTATATCAGCATTAGCACAAGGTACAGCATCAGGAAAGATTGATGCTAAAGATGTTAAAGTAGGTGGCGAGCCAGTACAAGGTGAATTAGATCTACAAGGTGGCGGCGAGAAAAAAGCAGAGTCATTTGATATGGAAGATCGATTTGAATTATTTTTAATGGAAAAAGATCCTGCACAAGGTGAACTTCCTTTAGACAATCCAAATTCAATGGGTGCAAAAGCAAAGCGTGGCTTAGGAAATTTAGCCAAAGGCGCATTAGGCGCAGTTGGTAAAGCGGCCGGCAAAGTTAAAGCCGGTGCTAAAGAAATGGGAACAGCAGTAAGTGCTAAAAAATTAACCAAGCAATGGAAAGCGGCTGGCGAACCTGCAGATACAGCAAGTATTATGAATATTTTACAAGACAACGGGATGACTCCGGACCAAATTGCAACTATTGGACAAGAAGCAAAAGTAGACCTTGGCAAGCCTAGTGCAAAGCCTAAAGCAGATGCACAAGCAAGTCCAACAGCAGATGCAGGCGCAACAGACGAACCAACAGCAGATGCTCCAACAGCAGATGCTCCAACAGCAGATGCTCCGGCAAGTGATGCTCCGGCAGGCAATACACCAACACCAAAAGCAGTTGCTAAAGGCGATACTATGAAAGCCAAAGATGGCAAAGAGTATAAATGGATGGGTGCATTATGGGTAGACACTGCTACTAATAAACCAATTGGTATTATTCCTTCAATGGCACAAGGCTTACCTAATCCTAAATTAGATCCAATTATTTCAGCGGCTAAGAAAGATCCAGCACTTGCTAAATTAATTAAATCGCAAGTTGCATCAAAAGGTGTTGAAGCAGGAACATCCGGTGCTCAAAAAGCGGCACAAGCAGGTGTACAAGGTACTGAAAAATTAGATGCTAAAGGTGTTACTGCTTAGAAAAACGGTAAATTTGTTTTCTTTGTAGTTTCCATATTTTCTTTAATTAAATCTGACATAAGAGTACGATCCTCAGTACTAAGTTGAAAAGCCTCATTCATAGACATGCTTCCTCGCATATACCACATGAGTTTAAATAATTCAGATTTTAACTGTTTGCTTTGGCCTTCTAAGTTATCAACTTCTTTTAGGATCTGTTCAACCGGCCAACTGACGATCCTTAGGCGAAAAAATGTGCTTGATCAAATATAATTGGTACTTCAAAAGTTTCCGGTGCACCTTCTTTAAGTTGTTCCTCAGTTGAGCGCACTTCCATTGGAGGTACTTCAAATTCTTTCTTTTGTTTTTCGATATGATTACTTAAAGATTTAAAAAACGATTTATCAGTATTTTCTAAAAATTCTGTAATATGGCTTCGGTCACTAACAACTTCGTCACCAACTTGAATTGAAACAACACTGCTAATAACCATACCCAATGTAATATCTCTAATTTTATTAAATGTAACATTAAATTGTTTTAATTTTTCATCTTCGTCAATTTGATCGTTATTAACAAGTGCAAAGATTCTTTGTTCTTCAAATGTTTGCATAGACACTTGACTAAACTCTTTATAATTTAATGGACGTATCTTACATGTTAAATCTTTCGCTGTAAACGAATCTGAAAATTTAGCATTTTCATAACGCTGTAGTACTTGTCGTAAATCAATAGAATATTCTACTGGTTCTTTTGTATTTGGAGCAGTTGCACTAATATTCATATGTTCTCCATATGAAGCAATTCTAATTGCAATCAAACAAGCATCAATATCAAGACTTGGCATACTCCATGCATTTTTAATATTTGGAATACAACTTTGAATTAAATCAACTGTAGCCTGGCCGCTTAACAAAGCATCCGGAGTTTTTAATGCTAGTTCGTCTTTTGCTGTCATAGGCATAACTGCTAGTTCTCCAGTTTCAGGCATGTCTAAGGACCCCTCATCATAATATTGACCACCACTAGGTAACTTAATATAAATTTTTGCTTGTCTAAAATGACCTGCAAGTGGGTTTGCTGTCTTAGGTGCTGTCGCTGGTTGCATTAATGGATTCATTTTATTTCCATTATCTTGTTTAAATTGCTCTGGGTTAAAATCTGCCATGTCTATCTCCGTATAAATACATTAGTAATTAGTATATGTATTTATGTACGTAGTTTATAGGATTTAGAACAATATGGCAGGACCTGTAAAAGGAACAATAGGGCAAGACGAAGTTACCCTAAATGACGCGGCTACCGAAACAACGCTGTTAAAAATGCTTGCGGCTATCCAAAAGTCCGGCGGTGGAGGCGGTGGCGCGGCACAAAGTTCCGAAAAAGAACTAGTCAAAATGGCTAAAGCCACTGGTAAAACTACCAAAGAATTAGAAGATTTTGACGAACAAATAGAAGAAACTAGCAGTGCATTAGCACGTGGCTTTGGCCAAGTAACGGCTATGTTGTCTGGTTTGGGACATGAATTTTTAGGTGGTGCAACATCTATATCAGACTTTACATCACATATTACAGGAGCATTATCAGCAATACCTATAGTTGGCCCATTGGTCGGCGGAGCATTACAATTATTAATTGGTGTTGTAGATTCAAATGTTCAAACATTTAGAGAACTATCACAAGTTGGAATTGATTTTGGTGATAGTCTTTTTGGTGCAAAATTAGCGGCAACTCAAGCAGGATTAAGCCTAGAAACTTTTCAAAGTGTAATACAATCTAATGCACAGTCTTTAGCATTATTTGGAGGTAGTGCAAGCGAAGGTGCAAAACGTTTTGCTCAAATTAGTGGTCAAATTCAAAAAAACATGGGTCCTACATTTAGTCGTTTAGGTTTAACTATGGAAGAGACTGCTGAATATACAGCAGACTATTTAGAATTGCAAACAAGTTTAGGTCGTTCACAACGTATGTCTAACAGAGAATTAACAGCAGGTGTTTCAAGTACTGTAATGGAAATTGATAAACTTGCTAGAGTAACTGGTAAACGTCGTGATCAAATTATGGCTGAAATGAAAGATAACATGGCAGACAAACGTCTTAAGTTGATCTTTAATACAATGGACGAAGCGGCACAGAAGAATCTTAATGGTGTTATGACTATGATGGGCGATGCAAGTCCAGGACTAAAAAATGCAATAGCAGAAATGGTTGCAACAGGTGGTGTTCCGTTAGATGCAATGGGTCAAGATTTAATACGTTTGAATCCAAACTTGGCGGCAATGTCAGAAGGATTGAGAGACGGAACTGTAACACAAGACCAGTTTATGGCAGAGATTAGAAAAACTGCTGAAATGGCAGACAACATGTCCGATGCCCAGAAAAAACAGTATTCAACACTACAAGCAATGGGCAGTGAAGTTGGTAGTGCAGTTGTTGAAATTATTGGATTGAAGAATGCTGGTAAAGGATTAACAGATGTACAAAAAGAACAAAAAGCGGCTGAAGAATCAAGAGCAAAAGGGTTAGCAGACTTTGAACGTATACTACAAGACGCAAAAAACAAAATTTACGATGCTTTAATTAAATCAGGAGTATTCAAAGTAGTAGAAGATACTTTGGGCACTTTTACTACTTGGTTAGGAAGTCCTGAAGGTATTGCTAAAATACAAAGTTTTGCAACAATGCTTTCTGATAAATTTAAAGAACTTGTTGATGCATTTAAAAATGGTAATCTAATGTCTACCATTGGCGGGTATCTAGCAGACGGACTTTCTGGTCTAGGCGCAATGATAATGAGCAAGATCTTTGGTGGCGGTGAAGAAAAACAAGAAGGCCCACCAGGCGAAAGCGGAGCAAAAGCAAGCGGCGGCGGCGGAGGCATGTTCTCAGGTATAGACGGTGCCTTATCAAAACTAGCAGTAATGGTTGCGGCAGGTGGTACAGTTTACCTTGCAATAAAAGGCTTCCAATCATTACTTAGAGGATTTGCAGGACCACAAGTTATACTAGGTGCGGCAACATTAGCAGGATTGTTAATTGGTACAGGAGCGGCAATTGCCTTAGCAGGTAAAGGTATTGAATCGGCTGGTACAGGTATAGAAAAAATGGCGGCTGGCGTTGAAAGAATGGCCGCAGTTAAAGATACAGCAAATTTAAAAGACGTTGCAGTAGCACTAGGTGATTTAGGCAGTGCAATGATAGGCTTAGCCGCAGGCGGAGTTCTAGATAGTATTGCTAGTTTCTTTGGTGTAAAATCACCATTTGATAAAATGGTTGACGGTATTAATAAGTTTGGCGCAATTGATGGCACAGCAGTTGAAAACTTAGTAGCATCGTCAGGCGGTTTGCAAGGCTTAAAATCCTTTGCAGATGACTTAAATGCAAAAAATGTTGAAGATTTTGCTGACGCATTAGACAAATTAGTAGATCAAATGAAAGATCTAAATGCTGAATTATCAAAAGATAACAACGGATTCTTTAAAAAGGGAACTGGTCCAAATGCAGGATCCTTTCTTAGCGGTGGTTCAGGCGGTGAGGGCATAAGTAGTAGTAACATGGAAACATTAATCACACTTATGCGTGAAAATAATACACTAACAAGACGGATTCTTGAAAAAGATCCAGAGAGCGCATATTAAGGATAAACAATGAGTTGGAAAAAATATTTTACACCAGTGCCTACAGGCGATAACCCGGGCGGAAATTATAGCCCTTTAGGAGGCGGTCGCGGCGGCAGTGGTAGTGCAGGTCCTGCACGAACAAACTATAGTTCATATTTGCCAGATGTTTATGTAGGTGCTCCTAATAGAGTTGAGCGTTACGGACAATACAATACTATGGATTTAGATTCAGAAGTAAATGCCGCATTGGATATTCTTGCAGAGTTTTGTTCACAGAAAAATTCACAAAACAAAACTCCTTTTACAATTGATTTTAAGAAATCAGCAACAACAAGTGAAACAACTATTTTACAGCAATACTTACAACAGTGGAATAAGTTACAAAAATTTGATACACGTATGTTTAGGATTTTACGTAACGTATTTAAATATGGAGATCAATTTTTTATTAGAGATCCAGAAACTAAAAAATTATTTCATGTTGATTCTGCAAACGTTGCAAGAATTATTGTTAACGAATCAGAAGGTAAAAAGCCACAACAATATGTAATTAAAGATTTTAATCTAAACTTTAAAGACATGGTTGCAACTACACCTTTCCAAACTAATGGAAATGTTACAGGTGGTGGTGATGGTTATTTACAAGGCGGTGTTCGTGGCATGGTAGGCAACTCCCCAAGACAAAGCGGAAGTAGATTTCAAGAAGGTGAAGGCGAAGTTGCTATTGATGCAGAGAATGTAGTACACCTAAGTTTATCAGAAGGTTTAGACAACAACTTTCCTTTTGGTAACTCATTACTAGAAACAATATTTAAAGTATACAAACAAAAAGAATTACTTGAAGATGCTATTATCATTTATCGAGTACAACGTGCGCCAGAGCGCAGAGTATTCTACGTTGATGTGGGCAACATGCCAAGTCACTTGGCAATGCAATTTGTAGAACGTGTTAAGACGGAAATACATCAAAGACGTATCCCATCGTCAACAGGTGGAGGCACAAATGTCATAGACAGTTCTTACAATCCCCTGTCAATTAACGAAGATTACTTTTTCCCTCAAACTGCTGAAGGACGTGGATCAAAAGTTGAAACACTGCCCGGCGGTACTAACCTAGGTGAAATTGACGACTTAAGATACTTTACCAACAAGTTAGTTCGTGGCTTACGTATTCCGTCAAGTTACTTGCCAACTGGTGCTGACGATAGTGCCGCTCAATATAATGACGGTAGAGTAGGTACAGCATACATTCAAGAATTAAGATTTAATACATATTGCGAAAGATTACAAGGTTTATTAATTGAAGATATAAATCAAGAATTTAAACGCTATCTATTAGAACGAGGTGTAAACATTGATACTGCAATGTTTGACATTAGATTCCAACCACCACAAAACTTTGCGGCATATAGACAAAGTGAAATTGATAATGCACGTATTCCAACATTTACACAAATGAGCGCAATACCATATATTTCAAATCGCTTTGCAATGAAACGATACTTAGGTCTTAGTGAAGAAGAACTTACTGAGAACGAAAGACTATGGCGAGAAGAAAACGATGAGAATATTACTCCACCACCAACTGACGCAGGTGGAGAACTTAGAGGCGCAGGCATTAGCGGAGCAGGTATTGATGCAGATATGGGTGACATGGATGCAGAAGTACCAGGCGGTGAAGCACCAATTGATGGAGGTGCGACAGATGCACCCGACACAGCAACTGGCGGCGAAGGCGTACCTCAAGAAGGCGCAACTGACGTAACGGTATAAATAACAGTATGATACTAAGAGAAATATTTTACTTTGACAAAGAAACACTTGAGCCTGTAGAAGACAAACGTTATTCTGCTAAAGACGACCAGTCACCAGTAGACTTTGATTCAACACGTAAAACTCGACTCACACTTCGCCAAATTAATCGTGCAAGATTAGCCGCAGAGGTACATAAAGAAGAGCAAGCAAAAGACTTGCATTTTGTAAGACAAATGTACGGCATAGCGGCAAACGCAGAGGCCGGCGGAGTATGATAATTGAGTATAGCCTTTGTATTAGGTAACGGTATAAGCCGTCGCCAAATCCCATTAGAACCACTTAGAAAATTTGGAACTATATATGCTTGTAATGCAGTATATAGAGAATTCAAACCTGACTATTTAATTGCTGTTGATACTAAAATGGTCAACGAAATTGTTCAATACAGATATCAGAAAGAAGGTCAAGTATGGACAAATTATAACAAGTCTTACGAAAAATACAGTGGATTAAATTATTTTGAACCTAGCAAAGGATGGAGTAGTGGACCAACTGCACTTGATTTTGCAAGTAGTCACGGACATAAAACAATATACATATTAGGCTTTGATTATCAAGGAATAGGCCCTGAGCACAAAAGAGTAAATAATTTATACAGTGGTACACCTAATTACAAGCGTGAACACGATACATCAACGTATTACGGCAATTGGTTACGCCAAACGACTACTGTTTTTCAGAAAAATACCGAAAAAAGATATATAAGAGTGTTAGGACACGAAAACGGATTTATTCCAGAGCCTTTTGCTAACTTTGGAAATATTTCTCACATAACATCGGAAGATTTAGTAAAATCTTTCAATTTTTCGTTGAATCCTTAAAAAAGGCTCATTTTGAGCCTATATCTACGTACTTTTCTGTATAAATAGTAAATATTAATGACAGCCTTACCGTAAGGTAATTTTATTTTAATCAGGAGACAAAAAATGGCAGATCTAAACAAGTTCGAGAATATGCTCGAAAAACTAGTCAATGAAGATCGTGCTGGAGCAGAAGAATTGTTCCACGAGATCGTAGTTGAAAAATCAAGAGAAATTTATGAAAACCTACTAGAAAATGATCTAGAGGAAACTGACAAAGAAGTAGACGAGTCTAGTAAAGACGAAGATGCTAATGAGTCTACAGATGAAGAAACTAAAGAATCTTCAGATGATGAAGACACTAAAGAGTCAGCAGACGAAGACTTAGACGAAGCAACTGACGAAGAAGTTGATGAGTCAAGCGACGATGAAGAAACCAAAGAAGGTTTTGACATGAACGAATTCGAAGTTGAACCAATGCCAGAAGCAGATCCAGCAGACGATATGATGGCTGATTTGGAAATGGGTGACGATGAAGAAGGTGAAGACGATGCTCCAGAAGGAGACGAAGACCTAGAAGATCGTATGGTAGACTTAGAAAAAGAATTAGACGACTTACGTCAACAGTTTAATGACGAAATGGGCGACGGCGGCGACGAAGGTGACGACGAAGACGCAGGCGACATGGGTGATATGGCTGATGACGAAGCAGATGACGAAGCAGAAGAAGAGTCATTTGATCTTGGCGTAGAAGAAGCGACAGACGAAGAAGTAGACGAAGCATCGAAAGATGAAGAAGTTGCAGAAAAGTCTGAAACTGAAACAATGCGTGAGTATGTTGAAAAAGTAACTGCAAGTATGGGCGACAATGGTGCAAACACTAAGTCAACTGTAGCAGGTGCTAACAACATGGGCGGAACATCTAGTAACTTAGTTGCTGGCGGTGAAGCAGACTCAAAAGGTACAACTGGTGGCTTAGCGGCAAACTCAAGTAAAGAAGATAACATGGGTAACATCAACGTACCAGGTGGTAAAGCATCGAAAAGCATGAAAGCACAGCCAAAAGGCCACGGCGCAGAAAAGAAAAGCGCAGGCGAAACTGCTGACAATAAAAAATCTACTATTGGCAGTAAATAATTAGGAGTAGAAGGCAATGAATCTACTAAGCGAGAATTTGACATTCGACCAGGCTAAAATGGTTGTTGAGTCAACTGAAAACTCAAATGGAGGCAAAGATCTTTATTTAAAAGGTATTTGTATTCAAGGCGGAGTACGCAATGCAAATGAGCGTGTTTATCCTGTAAATGAGATTGGAAGGGCTGTCAAAACTCTCAATGATCAAATTGGGACTGGTTATTCAGTTCTCGGCGAAGTTGATCATCCTGAAGGCCTAAATATTAACCTTGATCGTGTTTCACATATGATAACAGATATGTGGATGGAAGACAACAACGGTTATGGCAAAATGAAAATTTTACCGACCCCGATGGGACAATTAGTTAAAACAATGCTAGAAAGCGGAGTTAAACTAGGAGTTTCATCGCGTGGTTCGGGTGAAGTTAATGAGTCCGGCGATGTGTCGGGCTTTGAAATAATCACTGTGGACGTTGTGGCTCAGCCTAGCGCCCCTGGTGCATATCCAACACCAATTTATGAACATCTTATGAATGCACGTGGGGGAATGAAGGCATATGAATTAGCACAGGCAACAAAACAAGACGACAAGGCACAAAAGTATCTTAAGGAATCGTTGATTAACATAATCAACAAACTCCAGTGAAACTAGGAGAAAAAGTATGATAGATGCACTGAAAACACTCTTTGAAAACGATGTAGTTACTCAAGAAGTCAGAGCACAAATTGAAGAGGCTTGGGAAGGCAAGATTCGCGAAAACAAGCAGGCTGTAACGGCTGAATTGCGCGAAGAATTTGCTCAAAAGTACGAACATGACAAAGCAACAATGGTGGAAGCCATTGATACTATGCTTAATGATCGTCTTGGAAGTGAAATTGCCGAGTTTGCAGAAGACCGCAAACAACTAGCAGAAGCCAAAGCAAAGTATGCTGTTAAGTTGAAAGAAAATGGAGACTTAATGAAAGCGTTTGTTATGGACCAACTAGGTAAAGAAGTCACTGAATTGCACGAAGACCAAAAGAAAATGGCAAGTAATTTTGCTAAACTAGAGGAATTTGTTGTAGAGGCTCTATCTAAAGAAATCGCAGAGTTCTTTGAAGATAAGAAAGATCTAGCCGAGACTAAAGTACGTTTAGTACGCGAGGCTAAGAAACATTTCAATAAAGTGAAAACTTCATTTATTGAGAAAAGTGCAAAATTAGTATCCGAAACAGTAAGTAAGAACTTGAATAAAGAGATTACTGCACTTAAAGAAGATATTAATGTTGCAAGAGAAAATGACTTCGGTCGTAAATTATTCGAATCTTTCGCAAGTGAGTATGCAAATAGTTACTTGAACGAAAAGAGCGAAACTTCAAAACTTCTAAAAATTGTAGATCTAAAAGATAAGCAAGTTGAAGAAGCGAAAGCACAAGCGGTTAAGGCTATTGAATTAGCAGAAGCGAAAGCAACTGAAATCAAGAGAATTAACGAAAACGCAGAGCGAAACAAAGTAATAAACGGTTTGATTGCGCCATTAAGCAAAGATCAGCGTGAAATTATGACAGACTTACTGGAATCTGTTCAAACGAAGAAACTTAGTGATTCGTTTAACAAGTACCTACCAGCAGTTATTGATGGTAATGCTCCAGCGAAGAAGAAGGCAAAACTAGTAGAAGGCACAGAAATCACAGGCAATAGAACAACTAATATTAGTAGTAAAGCAGACGAGAATGTAGTTGACATTAGACGTCTTGCTGGATTAAATTGATAGGAGATAATTATGTCAGAACTACTCGAAAGCCGCTGGCAGGAGACTAAAACTGCATTGTTGGAAGGCCTAAGCGGAACAAAAAAATCCGTTATGGGTGCAACTTTGGAAAATACTAGAAAGTATTTGTCAGAGACTGCAACAGCAGGTAGTACTTCAGCCGGTAACGTAGCAACTCTTAACAGAGTTATTTTACCAGTAATTCGTCGTGTAATGCCAACGGTAATTGCAAACGAATTAGTTGGCGTACAGCCAATGACTGGTCCAGTGGGTCAAATCCACACACTAAGAGTCCGTTATTCGGACACTTTTAATGCAGGTGCATCAGGTGCAACTGCAGGTGAAGAAGCACTTTCACCATTCAAGATTGCTGAGTCTTACTCAGGTGCAACAGACGGCAAAGCGGCAGCAACCGCGGCGCAAGAAGGTAGTGCCGGTAACAAACTAAGCATCCAGATCCTAAAACAAACTGTTGAAGCGAAAACTCGTAAGTTGAGTGCTCGTTGGACGTTTGAAGCGGCTCAGGACGCTCAGTCACAGCATGGTATCGATGTTGAAGCAGAAATCATGGCGGCATTAGCCCAAGAGATTACTGCTGAGATCGACCAAGAAGTTCTTGCTTCACTAAGAACACTTAGTGGTACAGCCGTTGAAACATACGACCAAGCCGCAGTAAGTGGTACAGCAACTTTTGTTGGTGATGAGCATGCCGCGTTGGCAGTTCAAATTAACAGAGCGGCTAACTTAATCGCACAGCGTACAAGACGTGGTGCTGGTAACTATGCAGTGGTAAGTCCATTTGCATTAACAGTACTTCAGTCTGCAACAACTTCAGCGTTCGCAAGAACAACTGAAGGTTCGTTCGAAGCACCAACAAACACTAAGTTTGTAGGTACATTGAACAACGCTATGAAAGTATATGTAGATACATATGCTGGCGATAGTACAGCAGTACTAGTAGGTTACAAAGGTTCATCTGAATCAGATGCACCAGCGTTCTACTGCCCATACATTCCATTAATGAGTAGTGGTGTTGTAATGGATCCGGATACATTTGAGCCAGTAGTGTCATTCATGACACGTTACGGCTATGTTGAACTATCCAACACAGCGTCTTCACTTGGTAATGCAGGTGACTACCTAGCGAATGTAGCGATTACAAACGGTAACGTATCATTTAGTTAATAGGTATTTTACAAAATTAGAAATAGGGCCTACGGGCCCTATTTTTTTGACTAAATATTAGTACGTTCATCCTAAGGGACGGAAGTAGCATAAGCGAAGGAACGCACTTAACTGTAAAAGGAAGAGTGTTATGAATCACAGAGACTTCGAAGCGGCTCGTAAAAAGATCCAAACGAAATTAGCACACAAAGCGATACATCGCAAACAGATGGAAAGACCACTGTCAAGACCACGTGCTGAAAAGAACATACTTAGTACAGACCCAAGATTACAAAAAATTTAATATTTTGGTAAAAAAAAGGTTGACTTTATATATAAAGTCTGTTATATTAAGTACATAAGCAACAGAAGAGTAATTAACTTTTGTTTATAGTGCAAGGAAGAGGCCTTTACCAGAAGGGTCTAACTTGACTGTCCAGGGGTGGTACCCAGGCTTGGTAGTAGAAATACGCTGAGTCACATCGCATTAACCCGCGGGGATAGGTTGTACGGTTTAGAAATGGTATTTCGGTCCGTACTTGTAGGTGTACCCAAGTCCTACCTATTTTGCTTATATTTTAAAAAGGCACTTCGGTGTCTTTTTTCTTGACAAATTTTCCTATATACTTTTATTTGATAAATACTTGTGTCGATAATCGTGCCGTGCAAGCGGACTTATGCAGAATTGACCCACTGCGTATTACTTAGAACGTAACAAGGAGAAACAAATGGGAAGACCATTAAACAAAAGAAACTTTGGTGCGCCAACAGCAGGTGGATCAGAGATTAAAGTAAATTTTCATAACGGAACAGCAGTTAAAGAGGGCTATATTGTAAAACAAAAAGGCTCTAAGAGATTTGTGTGTGAAGAAATTGGTACAGGTGGCGAATTTACTTGTACACTAACAACTGGTAAATTACCAGCGGCATTAGCGGCAGGCGAAATGTCAATTTCAGTACAAGGTAATGATGCAGAAACTTATGGTGTAAGTAAAATTACAGGTCGTAAAGTTACTGTTGCTTCACCGAGTGCAACTGGTACTAACGTATTAGCAGGAACATCATTAGCATTCCAAATGGGTGCCGCGGCAAGTGCCGGCGTTGTACGCATGGAAGAAGCAGGCGATGACAACACACTAGTTGGAACTGATGACGACGACTTTACAGAAGACGCATAAGGAATAACATGGGTAGACCAGTCAATAAAAAGAACTTTGGAGCAACTGGCGTTGATGCCACACCAACAATACCAATTCGATTTCATGATGGATCAAATTTAATTGAAGGTAAGGTAGTAAGTCAACGTGGTAACGGTAAATTCCTTTGTTCAAATGATGCTGGAAATATTACAAGAATCTGTCGTTTGGTGAATGAAATTTCACCGAACGCACAGTTCGAAGCATCGTTAATTGGTATTGCTCCAGGAAGTAGTCCAAAGGTTATAAAGAAGATACATAACAGAACAGCAGTTGATTGGGATGGCAATCGATATACATGGGAATGTCAAGATGATTCTACAGAATCATTAATGATATTAACTGCTATCTAAAGATGGAAATGAGTAAATGAGCGCAAGTGTAGTAAGTATACCAAATAATGATTATATTATTAAAGTAACTCCTGGTGGACAAATTACTTTTGATACAGGACCGTTACAGGGAGATGTTGTTTTTACAGGTAACATTACAGTTGGTGGTTCACAAACAATAGTTAATTCAACTAACCTAGATGTACAAGATAATATTATTACAGCAAATTACGGTGAAACTGGTTCTGGTATAACTTTAAATAAATCAGGACTGCGTATGGATAGAGGACTGTTAACAGATGCAGAATTTGTATTTGTTGAAACTATGCAATGGACTAATCCGTTAACTGATACACTAATAGACGGTGGATTTGTTTTTCAAAATATTGCAAATAGTTTAGTCGGTATTCAAACAAATAGTATTACTACAAGAGGCGGAGACTTGTATCTTATTAATGAAGGTACAGGAGTGATTAGTGTAACAGGTACTAATAACTACGAAGGTAGTGTAACTGATGACGATCATATTCCTAATAAAAAATATGTTGACGATGAAATTGTTACAGCATTAACAAGTACATTCCAAAGACGTATTGAAGAAGGTAGTACTAGTAAATCATTTGTTGAAGTAAGAGATCGAGAAGTTTCGGGCGTACAAAGTGTTATTAACTTTGACCTTGACGGTGTTAATGTTGGTAAAGTATTTGCTGACAGAACAGAACTACAAGATTTAAGAATTCAAGATAATATGATTGAAACATTAGTTTCAGATTCAGATTTAATTTTATCAGCACCTGGTACTGGAGGTATTAAGGTACTTGATAATATGACACTAACATCAACTCCTGCGATTGATGATGCATTAGCAGATCCAGCAGGTCCAGCAGACGGATTAAAACTTTATGTTAAAACTCCGGAAACAGGCGGTACAGGTTTATTTTTTAAACATGCTAACGCTACTACTGGAGAAATAATAAGTAGAAAGAATGCTCTATTATTGAGCATGTTATTTTAAGGAAAGAGAAATATGGCCATAGCATCTACAGCAATAGCAAATACTGACACAGACCTGCTACTTGTCCCAGGCGGCAAATCTTATGCTGTTTTGACAATTATGGTTTGTAATACTGACACACCAAATCCAGTTCATCAAGAACATGGAATAACAAATTTTGATTTACATCTTGTAGCAAACGGAGATGCAAAGTCAGATACTAATAAAGTGATTAATTCTTTACAATTACCTGCAGGTGAAACATTTACATTTGACAGTGAAAAGATTGTTTTAGAAGCAGGCGATAAAATTGTAGCACTTGGTGAATCCCCTACAAACTTAGTTGCAACAGTAAGTTTCTTGGAAGTGTAATATGAGATTAATAAAAGCACAAAGTACTAATTTAAGAAGTATACAAGGTACTGGAATTAAATATGATATCAACGGATTTAACCGAATGGGCGGTGAAACAGGCATAGTAGTTCCACTAGGTACTACTGCTCAAAGACCTATATTCCCAGAAAACGGTGTAATGAGATATAACACAGACCTTGAGGCTTTTGAAATTTATGCAGATGGTGTTTGGGGTGAAGTACGTAAAAAAGAACCAACTGAGATTGTGCAACAAAATTTAGGAAACGGTGATGCTAGTGAAACAATATTTGGACCATTAGTAAACGGAGATATTAATTTTCCAGCACCAGCATCAGCAAGAAATTTATTGGTGTTTATTGAAAACGTGTTCCAAATAGCAACAACAAACTATACATTAATCCAAAATCCAGCAGGAAAAGCAGAAGGCTGGTATATATCATTTAGTAGTGCCCCTGACGTAGGCAAGCCGGTTACAGTATTACATAATTTTGATAAATAAAATTACTAGGAGAACAAAGAATGGCATCGTTAAAATCATTACTAGGAAGTAGAAACTTTACTCAAGATGAAGGTAACCTTGAAAAAGGTAGAATTTATTCATATATGAACGGTCAAATGTACAGTAAACTGTGTAATGGCTTTTGTTTCATTGCACCCGGTAACGGTGTAGCAACTATCGATTCATGGGGAGCAGGTGGCTCAGGCGCAAGAATGTGTTGTTGTGGTGGAGGACTACCAGGTAATTCAGCGGCATATACACGTAAGAAACACAGTATGTCCAGCGGACAAAGAGTTTGTGGATGTATTGGTAAATCATGCGGTAATGCTAGTTCATTATGTTTTAGAGGCTGTTCAGAACCTACAATGTATTGCTGGTTTAGTTCAGGTAGTAATGGTTGTGTTTGTTCAGAAGGTGGTAGAGGCGGAACAAGTTTTTGTTCAACTTCTCCAAGTTTATATTGCTGTTATAGAGCAAATGGTTTTTGTGCAACAAACAGAGGACCAAACTGTGGTATAGTATGTAATCACTGTAGTGGTATGTTCTGTGCAAGATCATATGGTGGCGAAACTAACTGTTGTGGTATTACATCGTGTGCAAGTTTCTTAGGATGTTATCCACAATGTACATGTATGCACTATTATCATGTTTCAGTTCCAGCAGGTATTTTCTCAAAAGAAGGTCTTATGGTAACATATGGCACAGAAGAAAATAATCCATATTCACGTTGGTCAGGAATGGGCGCACACCAATTTAGTTTAGCATTAAATGCGGCAAGTAGAAATCCATCAAGAGGTGTTTATCACGGTAGTTGTTGGATGGGTAACAGAGCATGTCAGTGTTACGAGCAATTAGGTTGTGGACACTTTGTACCATACGGAACAGGCGGAATGGCGGCTAACCCATGTCCAGGTGTTAGAGATCACGGCTGGCGCGGCGGCGACGGTGCTGTACGTATTAAATTCGTCGAAGGTTAATCTAAAAAAATCAAATAAATACTGTGTCAGGAGAATTAAGTGGCACAAGTAGGTAGAATATCTGGACCGTTATTAACGGCAAATCTAGAACGTCAAGGCAAAGATTTAGACTTTAGAAATCTTCAAGCCAGTACTCCCATAATTAAACTAAAAGTTGATACCAATCGAATTGGTGTCAATACAACGTCTCCGGCATTTGATTTAGATGTCAACGACACAATATCGGCTACTTTTTTAACTACTTTATCTGCAAGTCTAGGCAATTTTACTATATCTAACAATGATATAAATGCACTAACTGGATCTATTAATTTTAAAAATGATGTGCGTTCTAGTGGTATTGCTACTCAGCAATTATTGTTTAGAGATAATACTATTAGTTCTTATGTAACTGATGCTGATATAAATCTTTTACCTAATGGAACAGGCACAATAGAATTGCAAGGCGATACTAATGTTACTGGTAACTTAAACGCAACAGGTAACATTACCTTAGACGGTAATATAATTTTTGGTGATAGTACTACAGACAGTGTAACACTAAACGCAGATGTTGCAAGTAATATTATTCCGGATGTAGATAATACCTATAACTTAGGATCAATATCTAATAAATGGGATCAAATTAACTTTGGTACTATGGAAATCCAAACAATACTCGGTAATAGTATATCTCTTGAAAATGGCCTAATAGATATAACTGAACGCCAAGGTAATATTTTTTATGTAGACAAAAATGGTAATGATTCAAATGTAGGAGATCATCCTAACGGTGCATTCCTTACATTAACAAGAGCATTAAGTTTTGCAGATGCAAGTATTCAAGGCCCTGTAGTCATACATTTATCGCCTGGAGAATACGAAGAAGCATTTCCGTTAACAGTACCTTCAAATGTAACCATTATTGGTGAAGATATTCGTAACACAGTTATAAAACCTACACTAGCAACAAATACTGCAAATGCTTTTTTAGTTGACGGCGAAGTTACAATAGAAAATTTAACAATTAAAGACTTTTACAGTCCGGGATATGCGTTTGCATTCAAAACAAATGCAACAGTAACTTCACGTAGTCCTTATATTAGAAATGTTTCAGTTATTACAAAAGGAAGTGTTACAAGTGCAACGGATCCTAATGGTTACGATCAAGGAGATGCTGGTAAAGGTGTTTTAGTAGACGGAGCAAGTGTAACTAGTTCAAGTCAAGAAGCAAGTATGTTATTCCACAGTGTAACATTTATCACACCGGGAGTTGAAAGTGTTAAGTTAACAAATGGTGTAAGAGTTGAATGGTTAAACAGTTTTGTTTATTTTGCACAACAAGGTATATTACTTGAAAGAGGATCAACAGGACATCTAAGCACAGACGGTTCTACTATACAATATGGTGCTGAAATACGTTGCATAGGTAGTGCAAATGTTTATGGTGATTTTGGAATAAAAGCAGACGGTGCAGGCACAAATGCATATTTGGTAAATCATAATTTTACCTATATAGGCACAGGAAAAAGTACAGCAAATGACGATACTCTATCGATACATGCAAATGAAGTTGTAGAAATAAATTCAGGCAGAGTAAATTATACAACTGTAGATGAACAAGGAAATTTTAGAGTTGGTACTGCACTTTTTGTAAATCAAGAAACAGGTAAAACTGAAATACAATCTGCAAGCATTGATTTTAGTAATACAGATTCATTAACTATAGTAACAGGAGGTTCAACAGTAACCATAGATGATACTAGAGTTAGAACAGATTTTATAAGACTAAGAGATAATAAACTTGAAACTTTAGTTGGCAATTTAAAAATAGATTCAGCATTAAACACAGTTAATATTAATGCAAATACAAATATTACAGGTAATTTAGATACTACAGGAAACACAACTATAACAGGATCGTTGGTTAGTTTAGGTGACGCAGACACAGATAATATTAGTTTCAATAGTGATGTAACATCAGGCATGACGCCGAATGTAAATTCTGCTTATGATCTAGGATCAACAACAAAAAGTTGGAGGACTGTGTTTGCTGAAAAATTAACAACTGATATATTTGACGTAGAAGGTAATAGATTTACAACAAAAGATTCTAATGCAGATTTAGTATTAGAAGCAAGCGGAACAGGTAAAGTAAAGTTTGGTAGTCTAACAACAGGACAAGCATTTACTCAAACAGGTGTTAGTACATTAGACAGCGGCGATATAAACTCTAATGCTATTGTTACAGACAATATTAATATTAGTTTAAACAGTACTTTAAATAATGTAACTACTACTACATTAAATGCAAACGGTGTTGCAAATTTTGATAGTGTAGGATTTGTAGGAAATAGAATTACCACAAACGAAAGTGATGCAAATTTAGAGTTACAACCATCAGGCACTGGTATAGTTAGAATACCTGGCAATGTTCTTGTTGAAAATACAATCATGGCGCCAAATGCAAACTATAGTTTTGCAAGTGCTACTATGACAACAACAAGTGGTGAAAAACTTGTTACTGATAATTTAAACTTAGAACAAATGATCACAGGTGATATTTTATTTGAAGGTAATGTAATCACTACAAGAAGTTCTAATACCGACTTAGAATTTAGATCAACAGGAACAGGCACTGTAGATATACAAGAAAATGTTGAAGTAGGACAAAGCATTTCTGTTAATACTATTTCAGGAGTTGCTCCTAATATTACTGCAACTGACATTACAGCAAACTTTGCAACTGTAAACACATTCTTTAGTGCTCAATCTGCTATAGTTGGTTCTATTAGTTTAGCAGGTAATAGAATACAAACTATTGAAAGTAATGCGGATTTAGAGTTTGATGCAAGCGGAACAGGCCAAATTATCCTAGACGAAAATGTTATAATACCAAATCTTACTGTAGACGGAAATACAAATATTACTATTTCTACTGCACCTTCTGCTACATTTGATAATGCTACAATTACAAATAACGTTATTGCTCCTAGTAGAATTACTATGGAAGGTGTACAAATTTTTGGAAACAAAATACAAACAAAATCTTCTGACAGTGATTTAGATTTACGTGCAAGCGGAACTGGTGCTATACGTTTTAAAGAAGATACAAATATATCTCAAAATTTAACAGTAAATGGTACACTTACTGCACACAATATAGGCATTGCAGGAGATGTTGATCTTAATGAGTTAGAAACAGACGGAAATATAGAATTTAATGACAATTATGTAACAACGACTGCATCAAATAGTAACTTAGAACTTAGAACATCAGGTGGTGCATTTATAGATTTACAAGGTATAAAAGTTAGAGACAATGTAATACAAACAACTTCCGCAGATATTTTACTTGATCCTACTGATGTTCTTGAAGTTAATGGAACAGGAAGTGTTGTTTTACCAAACAGTACTGTGTCAGGATCTCCAGACCCAGAATACAACAATGGCGCTTTTAGTAATGTTACAGGCGACGGTAGTGATTTCTTTAAACGTGAAGTTACAGTTAACGGTGTAAGAATTATAGCGGCAGGCACAATTGGAGGACAAACAGCAGTTCCTGATTCGTTTGTTGAAAAAGTAGCACGTATGTTTGAATTATTCTTAGATAAGGATGCCGCAGGCATTAATGAATCTGCACAAAGAACTGTAATTAAAACATTAAGCGGAGATGCAGGCACGTATCATGCGGCAGTTGGACCAACACTACAACGAGTAGCAAGAGGTGCTGGCGCAGATTATACTCCAAACTTCTTAAGTGACCCGGGTATTATTAGTTGGAACTTAACTAACTTGTTTGATACTCACGTACATAATGACATGGTGTGGTACTTAAATTCAACAGGTGGAGCACCAGGCGATGGCGATCAAGATGCACAAGAAGTTATTGAACACGTATTCCATACACTACACATGCACGGCCTTGACGCAGTGTCATTAAAAATGTATCCTTATATTAGTGCAGACTGGGCAACTGGTCCATTGTATGCGGCTATGGAAGAAGCATACGATGCAGGCAAATGGGATTCATCAGGATATGGTGGAAATGCTTGGAAGACTAATGGAGATGCATTTGAAGTAGCGGCAAAAGAATATTTGTTCCTGTTAAACTTTGGTATGTTTGAATACTCAAGTCTATGGGACGGCGGAAGCCTTGCTCCTGAGTGGACAGACGATATGCGTACACAGTCTGGCATACAAGCAAATAACCCATTAGGTTATGCATTACATAATACATATATTGCTCCTGTTATTAGTAAGCCTTCATTGACAACAATTAGAAGCATATTCCAAGACGGCGACACAGGCAATCCTACACTAGCAGGTGCATCAGGATATGTAGTAGACAACTACACTCCAATATTTTCAAATAATATTGGTGCTGTGCAATATAATTCAGATGTTAATCAAATAGTAGGACTTACAAATTCTGTAAAAAGAGTATTAGGTCCCGGATTATATAGTGATGATTTACAAACATTTGTTAATCCAAACCCCAACAACACAATAGAATTTACCGCACAAGGTGTCAATAGTATGACAACATCTTATGGCGCAACTACAATGAATCGTATTGAATTAAGTGGTATAGACATTGATGGAAATACATTGTCTACAAATATTACAAACAGTGATTTAATACTTTTACCGGAAATAGGACAAGGTAAAGCACAGTTTGAAGATTTACATATACTCGACAGCACAATTACTAATACGTCAGGCGGCGCGGCAAGTATAGGATACACAGACAACGGATATGTTAAATTCAATCAAACTACTGCAATGAGAATACCTGCAGGAACATCAGTACAACGAATAGCAACTCCTGAAGTTGGCACAACACGATGGAATGTTGCTTTAGGAAACTTAGAAGTGTACGGAGTTAGTGGTTGGACAGATGCTTCAGGATCTGGAGCCACAGTTAGTGCCACTGAAATGGACGAGATAATGAATGAATTTATTCTTATCTTTGGCTAACTAAGTCATTATATTATCTACATTCACATAAATACAATATAACAAAAGAATCAGACCTAAAATTCTTTCGTTATTAATACTGTGGTCAACCCGCAATGCAAGGTGGTTGGAGGGACAAGATCCCCGTGTTAAGGAGTAGAGATGGCAATAGGTCGCATATCCGGTCCGCTCTTAAAGTCAAATCTCATTAGAAATGGGATAGACCTGGCTTTTGAGACAGACCTTTTATACTTAGATGTAACTAACAATCGCATCGGTATTAATACAGCAACTCCAGAACACGATCTAGACGTTAACGGTACTATTAGAACTACAAATTTGTTGTTAGACAAACTAACAGCAGGTAGTATTACGATTGAAAATAATGATATTACAAGTAGCACAGGAACTATTGATTTAGGTACTGCTGATCAAGTTGTATATCAAAATAAACTTGTAGTTGATAGTTTTGAAATTAACGACAATACAATTAGAACAACAGATTCAAATGCAAACTTAGAACTAGATCCAAGTGGTACAGGAACTATTGAATTACTTGCAAATACTAACGTATCAGGAAATTTACATGCAACTGGTAATATTAGTGCAGACGGAGACATTGTACTTGGTGATGCAGATACTGACAGTATTAATTTTAATGCAGAGATTGCAAGTAATATTATTCCAGACGGAGGCGGATCATTTACATTAGGCGAGGCTGGAAAAACATGGAGTACTGTATTTGCAAATACAGTAGACGGCCAAACTATAAATGCAAATCAAGTTAATATTGCAGGTATAAATTTAAATACAAGACATGCTAATACTTTATATGTTAGTGAAAACGGTAGTAATAATAACGCTGGTAATCATCCACAATCTCCTTACTTAACTGTTGAAAAAGCATTACAAAATGCTACATCAGGGGACACAGTTCACATTTATCCAGGTGAGTATCAAGAAAGACTTCCGCTAGTAGTTCCTGTAGGAGTTACAGTCAAAGGTCATAGTATGAGAAGTGTAACTATCAAACCTGATAGTGTTGACTCAGAAGATGTATTTCATCTCAATGGCGAAACAACTGTTGAAGATATAACAATCAAAGATTTTTACTATAACAGCGGAACTAATGTAGGACATGCATTTAGATTTGCACCTAGTTTTAAAGTAACATCACGTTCGCCTTATATTAGAAACATAACTGTTATTACAAAAGGTAGTGTAACAAATGCTAGTGATCCAAGAGGATTTAATCAAGGTGATGCAGGTAAAGGTGCATACTTAGATGGTAGTGTTGCACATGCAGATTCAAAAGAAGCAAGTTGCTTATTTCATGCTGTAACATTTATTACACCAGGCGTTGATGCATTAACATTTACAAATGGTGTTAGAATAGAATGGCTAAACTCATTTACGTATTTTGCTAATAGAGGGTTTTATGCTGTTAACGGATCAACTGGTTTAAAAGGATCAGGAGAAACAGAATTTAGAGTAAGTGACGTAGACGGATCATTTAGTGCGGGAGAAACTTTTGCAGTAAACAGTATTGACGGAAGTACTGTTATTGCTAGTGGCACTATTGATAGAGTTGATGCTGATGATAAATTTTATATTTCGGGCAACGTATCAGGTATAACAGAAGCAACAACACGTACTGCAAAAACAATTAAATTTAACGGCAATGCAAAATTACAAACTGGTAATAAAAAGTTTGGATCTGCAAGTGCAAATTTAGATGGAATAAACAGTTATCTAAGTGTAGGTGCTAATGACGATTTTGGATTTGGTACAGATGATTTTACATTAGAAGCATGGATTTACGCGGCATCTACTACAGGTGAGCAACCAATTTATGATCTACGTGCAGGAATTGCAACAGATACTGCACCTTACTTTTACTTAGATGGTACAACCTTAAAATATCAAGTCGGTAATGCTACTCCTGTAATAAGTGGCGGCACTATTACAGTTAATACATGGCACCACATTGCTGTAAGTAAAATTAGTACAGGTACACGCATGTACTTGGATGGTAATCAAGTAGGTAGTACATATGTAGATAATAATGATTACGGTTTTACAAAACCTGTGTTTATTGGTGCTAATTTTGATCTAGCAAATTATTTTACAGGTAATATTGATGATGTTAGAATTAGTAACAGTGCAAGATATTTAGATACAACATATACTGTTCCTACAATGCAAATTACTGGCGATAGTAATTGTGTACTATTAACACATTTAGATGGTGCAAATAATGCAACCACAGTTGAAGAAGATGTTAAGGTAAAACAAAACTTAACATTTAGTGGCGGAGCAACTGCTAACTTTATTGACTTATATAATACAACTGACTTTGGTGGCGAATTAAGATCAATAGGCTCAGCAAACGTTTATGGTACCAAAGGTGCAGTAGGCGACGGTACTGGTGTTATTATGTATCTAATAGGACATAACTTTGCATATATTGGTAATGGTAAAGAAGTTACTAATGACGAAACTACAGTAGTACAAGCAAACGAAGTTGAAGAATTAAACAATGCAAAAGTAAGATTTACAAGTGTTGACCACAAAGGTGATTTTAGAGTTGGTGATAATTTTTATGTTAATCAAGAAACAGGCGAAGTTGTATTTGATGCTGTTAACTTAAACATTACAACACCAGATGGTATTACATTTGGCACCGCCGGCAATGTAACATTTATTGATGGAACAAAAATTGAAACAGGCGACTTTAGATTAAGTGGAAACACTATTGAAACGCTTACACAAAACTTTGTTATTGATAGTGCAACAAATATAGTTGACATTGAAGCAGATACTAATATTACAGGAAATTTAAGTGTTACTGGTAATTTTACACTAGGTGGTAATATTACAATAGGTGATGCAGATACTGATAGTGTTGAATTTGCTTCAGATATAAACAGTGATATTTTACCAAACACTGACAATACTTTTGATTTAGGTAGTACAAGCAAACGCTGGAAAAACATTTACACTAACAATTTTGACAACGGCAATTTAAAAATTGAAGGCAATAAAATATCAACACAAGATAGTGATAGTGATTTAGAACTAGTTGCATCAGGCACAGGATCAGTTACTGTTCCTAATAACAATGTTGAGATTACAGGAACGTTTACTGCAAACGACACTGCTACATTTAACAATACTGTTACAGTAAATAATGATTTAAATATTACAGGAGATTTAAATGCTCTTGGAAGTATTACAATTAGTGCTGATCTTACAGTAGAAGACGGTCTTACTGTTAATGGTAATACACAATTAGAAAATATTAATATTGCTGGTAATAAAATACAAACTACTGAATCAAACAGTGACTTAGAATTAGATGCCGCAGGCACAGGAAGAGTAGTATTTCCAAATGCAGATTTAGAAGTTGGTGGAGATATTGTTGTTAATGGGTCTGCACAATATGCAAATTTAAGTGCAAGTGGAACTATTACTGCTGATACAGTTACAGTAAACACAGCAACTATTAACGGTCAATTAAACTTAGAAGATATTGAAATTAATGACAACTATATTACAACTACAGAATCTAACAGTAACTTAGAATTACGTGCAAGTGGTACAGGTAAAGTTGTATTTCCTGATAATGATGTTAATATTACAGGAGACTTAGATGTTACAGGAACAGTATCATTTAACACATTATCTGGTAATGTTTACACAACAAATAGTTTGACAGTAAATGAAGAATTAAACATTAATGGACAAGTACAATTTGAAGATATTGAAATTAATGACAACTATATTACTACAACATTATCTGATAGTGATTTAGAATTACGTGCTAACGGAACTGGACAAATTGTATTTAGAAACAATACAAATGCTACAGGCAATTTAACAGTTGACGGCACTACTACTTTTGTAGGCAATGTTACAGGAACAACAGCAACGTTTGACGATGTAATTATTAATAATAATATGACTGTTCAAGGTCAAATTAATTTTGATAATATACAAATTAATGACAATACAATTACAACGACAGAATCCAATAGTGACTTAGAATTAGAAGCAAGTGGAACAGGTACAATACTTATACCAAGTAATAATGTTGTAGTAGAAAAAGACTTAACTGTACAAGGTGTATTGAATGCAGATAACTTAGATGCACTAGGTAGAGTAACAGCAAACAGTTTTAGCACTGGTGATATTTTAATCGATGATAATTTTATTACAACAACACAATCTAACAGTGATTTAGAATTAAGAGCAAATGGTACTGGTAACGTAACATTAGATGATATAAAATTTAACAACAATATCATAAGCAGTACAGCAGATATGGTATTGAATCCAGGCAGTGGTATACTTGACATTGATAGTGTTGATAGTATGATACTTCCAAAAGGTACAACTGCAGAGCGTAACGCTTCTGCACAAACTGGTATGCTACGCTATAACACAACTACTAACAATTTTGAAGGTTATAACGGTTCTTGGGTAATATTAGATGGTGGATTACAAGATAATGATGGTGATACAAAGATTACACCAGAACTAACACCGGGTGCAAACGACAATGTAATTAGATTCTACAATGCAGGAGCATTGACAGCAGATCTTACAAGTCAAAGATTTAGTACCAATAAACTAATTGTTGATGATATCGAAATCGACGGCAATGAGATAAAAACGATAACTACTAATACAGACTTAGTATTGTCAGGAAACGGTACAGGTGGTATTCTATTAGATCACTTTAAATTTAACGGTTCTACAATCACAAACACTGTGTCAGATGCTATTACAATATTTGACTCTACAGCAACAGGATATTATAAATTTGCTGGAACAGGTGGTGTTGTAATACCAACAGGTAATAATATTCAAAGACCTTCACCGATTAATGCTGAAGAAGGCATGATGAGGTACAACAATGAAGACGATCGTGTTGAGATCTTTGACGGAACAAACTGGGTTAGTGTTGCAGGGTCAAGCGGCGGAATAAGTAGAAATGATGCGGAATCAATCGCATTAGAATATGTATTGGTATTAGGATAAAGATATGGCAACGTTTTTTAGAACAAGAGTAATTAAAGATATAGGAACACAAAAGGTTGTGGTGTTTGAAGTACCAAGTGCAACTAACGCAACAGTAATTGGACTTAACTTAGCAAATACTACAGACTTTGCAGTGCAAGGAAGTATTTTGATAAAAGATGATACGAGTGTAGAAGGATTTTATGTCAAGGATGTAATGATTCCACCACAAACGGCATTTAAAGCAATGATTGGCGGCGAAAAGATTATTTTGCCAACATCACATCAATTAATAGTACAGTCAAATGCAACTGATAGCATAGATGCTATTATTAGTTATGTGGATATTCAATAAGGAGAAGTAAATGAGTCAATATGCAGGAAATGATATAACAAGCGTAACTGGAAACATTGATGGTAGATTCATGTATGCTTTACGTAGAACAGATCAAGGCGAATTATTTTTCACAAAAATTGATCAAATGGACAGCAATGCTTCAATTCAAATTAATAAACCTGGTGATCCAGAACAAAATTATAATGACTTTGAACAAGGTATAGACTTCTACGAAGGTAGAGATCAAAATCATGAAATTGTATATCCAAATTTAAACTACGAACAATTACGTTGGGACAATAGACATATTAATTATTATGTTAATGATGACGGAGAATTTGTACTTAAATTTAACGAGCCACATACATATTCTTCCGATGTTAGTAGTGACGGACTTACAGAGTATAATAAAAACTTTTATCAAGTTACTGTTGCATCAGGAACTAACCAATACGGAACAGGAAATAAATTTCACTTTAACGGAATTACAAGTCCTACACTTAATTTATATGAAGGACAAACTTACACATTTGGACAAAGTTCAACAACAAATAATACACATCCGTTAAGATTATCAACAACTCCAAATGGAATACATGGTGGTGGTGTAGAATATACAACTGGAGTTACAATATTAGGTGTGCCAGGCATCGAAGGTAGTTATGTTAAGTTTAAAGTGCCAACTAACGCACCAACTTTATATTACTATTGTGTTAATCATTCGGGCATGGGCGGACAAATAAATACACTTACATAATTAGTGAACAGGAAAAACAATGGCAGAATTTAGAATTGATAGAATTAGATTTAACTGGAAAGGTGTTTGGGCCGGCGCAACACCATATAGAAAAGATGATGTTATAAGTTACGGTGGTAAAGTATTTGTTGCTTTAACTGGACATACTTCAAGCGCAGACTTTAATACAGATTTAGACTTTCTTGTAGCAGGTGAATCTACTCCTAAATGGGAGCAAATGGGAGACGGACGTCAGTGGAAGGGCGAGTGGCAACCAGAAGAATTCTACAAAGTAAATGATGTAGTCAAATACAGAGGTATACTTTATAACTGTATTGATAGCCATACTAGTGCATCTACAATTACATTAGGTCTTGAAAATGATGAAGCCAAATGGGGACCTTTTGCAAAAGGTAATAACTATCTTGCAACATGGACTGCTACTACAGTATATAAAAAGAATGATTTAATAAAATACGGCGGCACTATGTATGTATGTGTAGTTGATCACACAAGTAACACTGTGCCTAATGGATTAGAAAACGACCAAGAAAAATGGGCAACTTATACTAGAAGTGATAATTGGTTAAATGTTTGGTTAGAAAATACTAGATATAAACCAGATGATATTGTTCGTTATGGCGGCAATGTATATAGATGTGTTGTAGGTCACACAAGTAATGATAATATTAGAGAAGGAATAGGATCTGATTTAGGTGATGATAGTACTGCGGCAAAATGGGAATTGGTACTAGAAGGAATTGAATACAAAGGCGATTGGGATGGAGAACAATGGTATAAAACTAATGACATTGTAAGATACGGTCCAAATCTATATATTGCAAAACGAGGAATGAGTGGTACAGATAATTTTGATGATGATAATGACTGGGATGTTTGGCTACCAGGATTAGGATTTGAAGAAGTTTGGAGCCCTAATGAAGTTTATCAGCCAGGTGATTTAGTTCAATATGGTGGCTATACTTACACAGCATTAACAATTAATATTGGTTCTAATCCTAGTGCATTTGGTCTAGAGCAAGACGCCTCTGGCGCAGACTGGGAAGTTCTAGTTCGAGGCTATGAAATGAAAGGTGAATGGAGTATAGATAATCCATATAAACCAGGAAGTGTTGTAAGAAAAGGTGGTTACTTGTATGAAGCACTTGTAAATGTTCTTCCAGTTGAATTAATTGAACCAGGAGATCCTGATACTGATACATCAGCAAGTTGGAAGTTAATTAAAACTGGTATTGCTTGGAAAGGCGAATGGAAAGAAAGTGGAACTAATGAGTTAGGTGATAGTACATCTAGAATATATTATCCAGGCGAAGTTGTAATGGACGAAAGCGAAACATATATTTGTAAAACACAACATTACAGTGATCTACTTGAAGCAAGGCCGAGAATTGATGCTGAAACTACTGCTGGTAATGATTACTATTGGACAAAATATGCAGGTAATAATGAAACTAGTGCTGAAAATAACGTACTACGTTATAGAGGTGATATTAGAACTTATTCAACTAAAGACGATGGTAGTACAGCAGGTACATCAAGACTAGCAATTGGTCCATCAGGCGAACTTTTAAAAGTTGATGAAGATACTACTCTTAAATATGATAAATTATTTGAAATTAATAAAGTATGGTACGTAAGTCCTTACGGAGAAGATCTTCCAACTAATGGATTAAATCCAGCAAAACCATTTAAAACTATAAAATATGCTTGTCAAATTTTACAAGGCAATTTAGCAGAAAGAGTTCCTGCTACAATATTTGTAGCAACAGGAGTTTATAAAGAATTACTTCCTATTGTTGTTCCTAGAGATACAGCAGTAGTTGGAGACGAATTAAGATCAACAGTTATTATGCCAGCAGATGGTTATGAACTAGACGATATGTTTTATATGCATAACGGCAGTGGATTAAGAAACTGTACACTACAGGGATTAACAGGTACACTAGGCGCACCTAACGATAATTTAACAAGAAGACCAACAGCAGGTGCTTATGTTTCGTTAGATCCTGCAAACGGAGATGTTGCGGCAACATATGCACACATTACAACTAAATCTCCATATGTACAAAACGTAACTACATTCGGAACAGGATGTATTGGAATGAAGGTTGACGGAGATTTACATAATGATGGAAACAAATCTATTGTTGCTAATGACTTTACACAGATTCTAAGTGATGGTATTGGGTATTGGGCTAATGGCGATGGTAAATCAGAACTTGTGTCAGTGTTTACATATTACTGTCATATTGGTTATCTAGCAACAGATGGTGGTAAAGTCAGAGCACTAAATGGTAACAACTCATATGGTGATTACGGATCAGTTGCAGAAGGCTTTGATGTTGACGAAGTACCAATTTCTGGATCAGTTAATAACAGAAGTCTACCAGCACAAATTGCTCAAACATATACTGATAATGACAAAGTTTTTGGAGTTGCATACACACATGCAGGTGAACAATATACAAATGCACAAATGACAATTGGTGGTAACGGTCAAGGTGCTGTAGCAACTTTTAATGAATTTAGAAACGGCGCAGTAAAACAAATATTTGTTACAGAAGAAGATTCAAACTTTATTGGTGGTAGTAACTATCTGTTTAAAGCAAATAAAGCACAAATTGGAACTACAACTTCATTGACCCTTAGTGGAGCAGAAGATGCAGACGCAGACGATTATGTTGGACAACGATTGTTTATATACGCAGGTAAAGGTGCAGGACAATACGCTAAAATTAGTTCCTACCAACCATTAAACAAAGTTGCACAAGTTGTAAAAGAACTTAACGGAGAACCAGGTTGGGAGCATGTAACAGGAGCACCAATACAATCAAGTTTAAATGATACTAGTCGTTATTATATTGAACCGAGAGCAGAAATAGCAGAGCCAAACTACCAAGTCGAAAGCGTAGGATTAGGAAGTAGTTCAGCGTGGCGTGATATCCAAAGAGGTACGTATAGTTCTAGTGATATATGGATAACTGCACACGATGACGGTATAGCAGTAAGTACAGACGGAAACGGATTTTCTTTTACTGGAAGATCAGCCAAAGGTGGCTATGTTGCAATAGCAAATGGAAACTTATGTACAATGAATCCAAGTACAGCAGTTGGCACTGGGTCATTTAGTAACGATGGCGGCCAAACTTGGGCTGATACAACACTGGGTACTGGAGATATCGGTACTATAACAGCACTAGCAGGTCAAGACAACGGCGGTGCAGTAATAGGTACACTAACAGGAGCATCTGCAACAACAACCTTACTTAGATCAACAGATAGTGGTAATAGTTGGGGAACAACTACGTTGCCTACAAGTGAAAACTGGAGCACCTGTGCATACGGTGATGGAGTTTTTGTAGCGTTAGCAGGTAATGTTACTACTGCAAGTAATCAAGCAGTATATTCAACAGACAACGGTAATAGTTGGACAGCAACGACTCTTCCAGCATCAAGTGCATGGTCAAGTGTAACCTGGGGCAAGGATAGATTTGTAGCAACTACAGCAAAAACTGATAGTAGTGTAGCAGAAACAGCAGTAAGTCATGATGGTATAACTTGGGTTGCAGGAAGTATGGAACCAGGTGAATGGACTGGCATAGGCTATGCACAAGGAACATTTTGTGCTGTGAAAAGTGATACAGGATCCGAATCAGATGTTATTGCATTTAGTAGAGATGGATATCATTGGAGAGCAAAATTATTACCAGCAGGATTTGAAACTAGGGCAGGTGTTGCAGGCGCAAGTACAGAAAGTAAATGGGTTGTTGTAACAAGTGGCCAAGGTGATGCTAATAAAATTACATATGGTACACAAGCATTAGGTCGTGCTGTTGTAAGCAGTGGACGTATTGGTTCGTTTACATTACACGAGCCGGGTGCAGGTTATACAACTGACCCTGTTGTGACAGTGCATGATAATACAAACACATTAGATGTTACAACTAGAGCAGAAACAGCAAACGGTGTATTACCACAACCGACTATGACTAATAAAGGAGTTGGATACTTTAGATCAACTGCTGAAGTCACTGCAGGTGACGGATATGCTGAAATACTACAAATTGCAGATACTTTAATTATAGAAAATGTAAGTAAACTTCCTGGACCGGGCGATAATATTAGTATTGACGGTATTGATGGTGTAACATATTTTGTTGTTAAAATACTTACAAGTTCAGGAGTACTTGGAGCATATAATTTAAAACTACAAATTAGTCCAAACTTAGGTAGACAAGAAGCACCAGTACATGGTGAAAATATTGTTATTAGACAACAGTACAGTCAAATTAGATTAACAGGACATGATTTCCTAGATATTGGTACAGGTAACTTTTCAAGCACAGCATATCCTGGACTATATGTATTTGGATACAATCCAGATGAAAACGCAGAACCAAAACAGTTCCAAGAAGTTAGTCAATTCAACGGCGGGCGTGTATTCTACACAAGTACTGACCAAGATGGTAACTTTAGAGTTGGCGAACTATTTGAAGTTGAACAGGCAACAGGTACAATTAGTATTAATGCTAGTTTCTTTGAATTAGATGGACTAGAAGAACTTAGACTTGGTGGTGTTGTACTTGGTGGTACAGGTGCTGTGATTAGAGAATTTAGTACAGATCCAACGTTTGCGGCCAATAGTAACAATATTGTACCAACACAAAGAGCAATCGGCAAATATGTACAATCAAGAGTATCATCAGGTGGTTCAGATCTTAAAGTGAACAGATTAAATGCTGGTGATATTAGTTTTGAAGGTAATAGAATCTTTAAAGTATTAGGTGGAGGCATTGATATTAATGTTGCCGCTAATATTACAGGCAACGTATCGGGTGATATGGCGGCACAAGCATACTTCCAGTCTGGAGCATCAGTTCCTGAAGGCGGACCAGGATTTGGCGATGATTAAAGATAATGATAAATATAAAGTATACGGTGGAGTAACCAATGGCAGAATTTAAACTAGGTAGAATCAGATTTATTTGGAAAGACGAATGGTCTGAAGCAACCACTTACTACAAAGACGATGTAGTGCGTTACGGTGGTAAGACATTTATGTGTGTAGTAGGACACATTTCGCAAACTGACTTTATGTTGGATCTAAACGATTCTACAGCAAAGTGGCAACAATTTGCAGATGGTCAGACTTGGAGAGGCGATTGGGCAACAGGCACTGTTTACAAAATTAACGATATTGTAAAATATGGTGGACAACTTTATATTGCAAACACAGGACATATTTCAGACGCTAGTGCCATTGGCGGATTGGAAAGTAATCTAGGTGATGATAGTACTGCGGCATATTGGGATTTATTTGGTGAAGGATTTGATTACAAAGGTGACTGGGCTATTAATACAAGATACAAACTTAATGATATTGTAAAATATGGATCAAGAGTTTATATTTGTACAGGGTATCATGTTAGTGCGCCAAACACAACCTCAGGTTTAGAACTAAATCAATCTAAGTGGGATATTATTAGTAACGGTTTTGATTGGAAAACAGACTGGGCTATAGGAGTTCGTTATAGAATTGGAGATTTAGTTAAGTATGGTGGACAAGTTTATTCTTGTAATACTGGACATACTTCAGCGGCAACGACTGTTCTTGGTCTTGAAGCCGATCAAGCAAAATGGGATTACTTCCATAAAGGTATTGAATACTTAGGTGAATGGGCAAGTGCTTATAGATATAAAATTAACGATGTTGTAAAAGATTCAGGCGGACTTTGGATTTGTACAACGTATCATACATCAAGTGTTGCAGTAGACTTAAGATCAGACGAAGCAAACTGGGCACAGTTTATTCCAGGATTAGAATTTGAAGATAGTTGGGGACCATACTCACCATACCAACCAGGTGACATTGTTACTTATGGTGGTTATACTTATGTTGCAAAAACAAATAACTCAGAGAAAAAACCAAGCGAAGCACCAAACGATTGGGACGTATTTGCAACTGGCTTTAACTTAAGAGGCGACTACGGTGATGACTCTGCAAGTCAAGATTACTTAACAGGTGATGTTGTTAGAGTTGGTGGTTATACTTACCTTGCTATTACAAATTCAAATGGTGTTCGTCCACCAAACACAACATATTGGGAAAAGTTAAACGAAGGTGCTAACTGGAGAAACACTTGGACTGACGCAACATATTATGACTTAGGTGATACAGTTCAACAAGGTGTTAACAGTTACATTGCAGTACAATCACATACATCAAGTAATTCAGTAAATGATCCAGCAACTGATACAGCAGGAGCATTTTGGAACTTCTTTAGTGGTGGTGCTGAATCTGGAAACTTAACAACTACAGGTGATATTGTTTATTACGGTGGTTCAGGACCTGCAAGATTACCAGTTGGTAAACCGGGTCAAGTATTAAAAGTTAATGATGCGGCAACTGCTCCTGAATGGACATACTTTGGTCAAATTAACCATGTATGGTATGTTGATACAGGCGCTGGTGTAGATGCTCCGGCTCCAGATAGAGGTATTACATTAGATAGACCATTTAAAAGTGTACGTTATGCTACAGAACAAATTAGAGACGGTGGTGTGAATCAGCCAGATCGTATTTTAATTGAAGCAAATAGATCATTCTTACAAGCAGAAGTTACAGAATGGATTGATTATCAAATTGCAAATGCAATTTCGCCATTCACAGGTTCATTCTCATATGATAAGGCAAAATGTTTAAGAGACACAGGACAAATTATTGATGCAGTTGCTTGGGATTTATCACACGGTGGTAATGTTAGATCAAGATTAGCGGCGCTGTCATATTTCCAACCAGGCGGTGCAAGTTACATTTCAGGACAAACAGGTGAAACTGTTGCGGCAATTAATTACTTAAAAAGTATTATGCCAAACATCCTTGCAAAAACAGATCCAGCGGCAAATTATCAAACACTAAACAGTGTTGGTACACCAATTACACAACAAAAATTAACAGCATATGGTGAAACAGAAGGAGCAATCACAACTATTAATGGATTGATTCCAATTATTACAGATGCAATTACAGCAGGAGTTATAACAGGTATTCCAGCAGAACTACATGCACAAAAAACAATATTTGTAAAAACTGGAGAATATCAAGAAGTACTTCCAATTATTATTCCGGAAGATACAGCAGTTGTTGGTGACGAATTGCGTTCAACAAGAATTTCGCCTGCACCAAGTTTAACTGATGCGGCTGATGTTGCAAAAAGTATTGCGGCACTAACAAGAGTAAGTGCAGTAGTAAGTAACATTATACAAAACGTAGCAATTACAAAATCTACAGGCAATACTGATACACAAGTAACTACAAGACCAGCAGGTAGTGCTAGTGCAGGTACAGCAACAGAAAACTTATTTAGAGAAATTTACGACTACATTGATTGGGGAATTAATGGTGCTTCGGGAGATAGTACAGAGCCTACAAACAGAGGAGTAAACGATCCAGAAACATCAACAGGTTACACATACGCAGTAGAAACATTAGAAGCAAATAGAGATTTTATTATTGCAGAAGTACACGCTTATATTGCATTAACTTATCCAAGTTATACATATACACTAGCGGCTTGTGCAAGAGATATGAATGCATATATTGATGCTGTCAAACATGATTTAATTTACTCAGGTAATTATAGATCATTATTAGCGGCAAAATATTATGTACACTCAGTAGAAGGTTGTTTATTAAAAGACATGTTCTATGCACGTAATGGTACAGGTGTAAGAAACTGTACTCTTACAGGATTAACAGGAACACTAAGTGGTGCAAATGCATACGGAACTAAACGTCCAACATCAGGTGCTTACGTTTCACTAGATCCAGGTTGGGGACCAGCACATAAAGATGCTTGGATCACTAATAAATCACCTTATGTACAAAACGTAACTACATTTGGTACAGCATGTATCGGATTAAAAGTTGACGGTGACTTACATGACGGTGGTAACGATTCAATTGTTGCTAACGACTTTACACAAATTTTAAGTGACGGTATTGGTTACTGGGTTACAAACTTAGGTAGATCAGAACTTGTATCAGTGTTTACATACTACAACCACATTGGTTACCTTGCAGAAAACGGTGGTAAGATTCGTGCTACAAACGGCAACAACTCTTACGGTGATTTTGGATCAGTTGCAGAAGGCATTGACTCTACAGAAACTCCAGTATTAGGTGAAGTTGATAACCAACAACTAGAAGCACAAATTGCAAATGTTGTTACAGATGGTGCAAATGAAATACTACAATTAGAATACGGAAATGCAGGTACAGGATATACTACAGAAGCAACAAGTGCAATCCTTACAGTTGACACAATTATTAACAATGACCCAGACAGAACTACTGGTACATACAAAGGTATTACAGGTTCAACTTCAGGAAGTGGAACTGGACAAGAATTTGACATTCAAGTAACAGCAGTTGGCGGTGTTGAAGTTACAGTAATCAAAGGTGGTACTGGACATGCTCCAAATGATGTTATTACAATTAGTGATTCATTAGTTGGTGGTGGCGGAGCCGCAGATGTAACATTCCAAATTGATACAATTGGCGCGGCAACAAGATATTCACTACAAGGTGAAGGATTTGGAGCGGCAGTTGATACAGTAACAGTTACAAACGGTGCAGTATTTGAAGTACAGTTAGAAGAAGATTCAACTGTTTATGGTGGTGATGGCTTTGTTACTATTGCCTCAAATGCACAGTCTGGTAATGCTACACAAATTACACTAGCGGCAACAGATGTTAATCCAACTGGTACATATAATGGTATGATGATTTATATTGTAAGTGGACTAGGTGCAGGACAATTTGGTGTTATTGGATCATATGATGCGTCAACAAAAATTGCAACTATTACAAAAGAATCAAATGGTAGTGCAGGATTTGAACATATTAAAGGCTCTGCAATAGCAAGTACACTTGATGCTACATCATCATATGACATTACTCCAAGAGTGATATTCAGTGCACCAGCAAGTGGTACACGAGCAAGAGGTAGATGTAGAGTAGCAGACGAAAAAGTTGTTGAAGTTAAAATTATTACTCCAGGTAGCGGGTATACTAGTCCGCCATCAATGACATTAATTGATCCAAGTCATACTATTGAAGTTCCACATACAGTAAGAATTGGTAACGGAGTACTAGGACAACCAACATACTCAAATAGAGGTACAGGGTTTATTACAGCAAGTGCTGAAGTTGTTGGTGATGGTCTTGCAGATATTAGACAACTTGGTACAAAAATTAGAGTTGATGGACTTGATAGCATTCCACAAAAAGGTGCTAACGTTGAATTTGCAAGTTTGCCGAATAGATGGTTTAAACTTGTAAGTATTACTAACTTATTAGGTATTGGTCCATATAGTGCATTACTACAGATTAGTCCTGCATTAGAAGCAGACGAAAGACCACCTCATACAGATGCAATTACAATTAGACGTAGATATTCACAAGTACGTTTAACAGGACACGATTTCCTAGATATTGGTACAGGTAACTTTAGTAATACAAACTACCCAGGTGAACCATTAACAGCACCAGAGCCACTATACGAAACAAATGATTTTGGTGGAGGAAGAGTGTTCTACACAAGTACTGACCAAGATGGTAACTTTAGAGTTGGTGGATTGTTTAACGTTGAACAGGCAACAGGTATTGCTACACTAAACGTTGAAGCATTTAATATCTCAGGATTAAACGAACTACAACTTGGTAGTGTTGCACTTGGTGGTGCAGGAGCAGTTATCACAGAATTTAGTACAGATGGTACATTTAGTGCTGATAGTGATAATGTTGTTCCAACACAAAAAGCAATTAAAACGTATATTACATCACAAATTGGTGGTGGTGTTGCTACACTAAACGTTAACAGTGTAACAGCAGGTACAGTTGAGATTACGCAAAATCAAATATCAACTACCGACGGCGGTAAGATAAATATACTTAACGCAGTAAACTTTAAAGGTGGAATAGACGGTGCTCCTGTAGCATTAAGTATGTTCCTAAATAATTAACGGAGAAACAAAATGGCAACAGGAAGAATAGGCGCATCAGATTTGAGTGTGGGAGCAAATACTACAGTATATGAATGCCCTACAGATAACTATGCGGTTGTAAGTTTAAATATTTGCAACAGAGGAAACCAAGCAACGTCAATTAGAATTGCTGTTGCTGATCTGGCTACACCAACAGTAGGCGAGTACATTGAATATGAAGTAGAAGTACTATCAAAAGGTGTATTAGAAAGAACTGGAATAGTTTTAGCCGCAGGGCAAAAAATTGTATGTTACGCCTCAGGTGCTAACATTTCAGCAGTCGCTATGGGCATTGAAACGTCTACGGCATAAATACATAGGAGAAGGATAAAACCATGGGAAGATATATAACAACTACAGGTACTGCTGGTGTTACTAGTCGAGAAATTAGTACAACTTTTAGTGCCACGGTAAACGATAGAATATTAGCAAATACTGCTAGTAGTGCTTACACTGTTACTTTACCGACGAATGCTTCATTGTTAGTAAATGATACAATACAAATTATTGATATTTCAAACAATGCGGCAAGTAATAATCTTACTGTTGGTAGAAACGGTAGTTTAATTAACGGTTCAGCAGAAAACTTAGTCATTGACGTAAGTGGTGCGATCGTTACATTAATTTACACAGGGTCTACTTACGGTTGGGTCGTTGGCTCGGTATAATAGGGGAAACAGATGGCATCATTAGAAGCATTAATCAAAGCGAAACAGCCTCAGTCTGAAGAAGAAAATCTAGAATCAGGCAGACTGTATAGTTTTTCAGAAGGAAATACTTACACAAAGTTTTGTAAGTGTTCATGTTGGTGCCCACAAGGTAACGGTACAGCAGTAATTGAAGTTTGGGGCGCAGGCGGCTCAGGCGCAAAAATGTGTTGCTGTGGTAACGGATTACCAGGTAACTCAGGATCTTATTCAAAAACAACAAAAGTAATGACTCCATCAGATTACATGTACGGTTGTACAGGGTTTGCATGTGGTAATTCAGACGCACTATGTTTTAGAGGTTGCTCAGAACCAACAATGGTTTGTATGGTAGCGGCGTCAGGAAACAGTTGTATGTGTGCAAGAGGCGGTAAAGGTGGCGTAAGTTACTGTTCAACAGGTACATCAATGTACTGTTGTTTTAGAGCAGGCGGATTTTGTCATACTAACACAGGACCAAACTGCGGTACAATTTGTAACCAATGTTCAGGACAGTGGGACGCTATTGCATATGGCGGTGACGTAAACAGATGCGGAAATATTTCATGTATGGGCTTTCATGGTTGCTATCCAGCATGTGTATGTTTATTTAGAGGCATGGTAGCATTTCCTCCAGGTATGATTACAGAGTGCGGTGGAATTGTACAGTACGGTATGTCAGATGATTCAGCACACTCACGTTGGTCAGGTATGGGTCAGTTTGAAGCAAATGCTATGATTAATGGCGCAGGTAGATCACCAGGTGAAGGATTAACATGGAAAGCATGTTACCAAGGTGATACAAGTTGCGGTTGTTATAATACTAACGGTTGTCAAAGTACTTTACCATATGGCGTTGGAGGTCCAGGACCTCAACCTTGTCCAGGTGTGAGAGATCACGCAACACGTGGTGGTATGGGTGCAATTAGAATTAAGTTTATAGAAAGTTAAGGAACAGGAGTAATTTATGGCAGGATTAAGAGCAATATTAGAAAGTAGGTCGACGCCGTTCGCAGAGGATAACCTTGAAAAAGGCAAATTGTGGGCTTACTCGACTGTTGCTACATATTCAACCTATCCAGGTTGCTTTTGTTGGATTTCACCAGGTACAGGTACAGTAGAACTTGAAGTCTGGGGAGCAGGTGGCGGCGGTTCTAGAATGTGTTGTTGTTCAGCAACAATATCAGGAAACTCTGGAGCGTACAGTAAAAGAAGTATTTCAGTGGCAACAAATTGTTACATATGTGGACACGCAGGTAAAAGTTGTCGAAACGGTAGCCTTTGTCATAGAGGGTGTTCAGAACCAGGCGAAGTATGTTGGACAGGCAACAGTGGCAATAACGGCTGTATGTGTGCTCAAGGTGGTTGGAGTGGTGCTAGTTGGTGTACAACTGGTACAGCACGTTGGTGTTGTTTTGCCGCTAACAACTGGTGTAAAACACAATATTCAGGGTATTGCGGTATTATTTGTAATGCTTGTAACAATAGTTGGAAAAACCAAGCATATGGTGGCACAACTAACTGTGAAGGTGTAAAGAGTTGTGTTACGTTTTGGCATTGTTATCCAAACTGTAACTGTTCAACTATTCATCACACTGCGTTGCCAGCAGGTATGTTTAGTACATGCGGAGGCGTAGCATCGTATAGTTTAGATGATGATAACGGTCACGGTAGATGGTCCGGAAATGCTTTAAATGGATACCAAAATTCACTAAATAGTTTGTCAAGAATGCCAGGTGGTGGTACATATTGGTCACAATGTTGGAACGGAGTTCGAGCATGTGGTTGTTATGACACACAAGGGTGTTCAATGTTTGTTCCACACGGTTCAGGTGGTCCAGCGGCAACACCGTGTTCGGGAGTTAGAGACAATGGATGGGCCGGCGGAGACGCATTAATTAAAATTAAATACATAGAAAGTTAATGGAGATATAGAAATGAACAAGACTTTTACAGTAACATATGCAGATGAGCCGTATAAAACGACTACTGCGGATGGAAATACGTTTGAATGTACGTATAACGGTCCTAGATGGATTTTAGGACAGGTTGACAGAGATGACGACCAAGTTAGAGAAGCAGGACGTAGTGATGAATCAGCAAGTGACCCAGCAGTAGATCCTACAGGATACGAACCTGATGAATATGACTACATCTTATTAGATGCAAATGAAAGCGATGCAATGACTGCTCGTTGTGCATATATGACAGATGATTATACGCATCCAGATGTTGCTGATTACACAGAAACAGTTACAGATGCTGATGGTACAGAAACTACATTCACTCATGTGTACGAAGGTACAACAGGTATGCTTGCACACATTTATATGGGCGATAGTTTGTTATACAATCATGAAACGTCAACTTGGACAGATCCAACTTTACGTACTCACAATAATACAAGAGAAGATACGTTAGCAACGTGGGCGGCGCAAGCGGCAGGTATTAGACGTGCTATATCATCAGACGGTGATGCACACAATAATTTAACTGATGCTGAAAAAACTACACTAGGTAATCATGCTACATGGTTAGAATCAATTCCAGTAAAATACGCAGGTATTAATCATTGGAAAATTCCTTATCCAGATGCAGTATTACCAAACTTTGTAGATCCAGCAGATCAATAAAAACTAAAAATTCTATATCCAATCTTAATCGGATTCAACAGTATTTTTTATAACTATTGTTGAGTCCGATTTTTTTTATGGAGACAAATATAGATGACTAGAAGTAAAGCATTTTTTCTAAACGGCGGCGCTGGGCGTATGCTGTGTTCAATCCCTGCACTAGAATTATATGAACAAGAATCAGGTGATAAAGATTTTGTAATAGTATGTGAAGGCGGGACTGACATGTTTAAAGGTCATCCTAAATTACATAAACGTGCTTATGATCCTTGGCACAAAAACCTATTTGAAGATATAATAAAACATAGACAAGTAGTTAATCCTGAACCATACCAAGTATGGGAATACTACAATCAAGAATGTAGTTTAGCACAAGCATTTGACATTATTCTTAATAATAAAGGTGTAAGAAAATTAGAAAAACCTTTTTTAAATTTAAGCAAAGATGAAATGCTAGTTGGTAGAAAACTAGTTAACGAAGTTAAAGAAAAACTTAAAAAAGATAAAGTGCTAGTATTCCAACCTTTTGGAAGAGGAATTGAAATACTCGATGATACCCCAATTGATGTCACTGCACGTAGTTTTGAATTTAAAGATGTTAAAGAACTACTTAAAATTTTAGAAAAAGATTATGCTATTGTTATGATGAGTGAAATGAAAATGGAACTTAAAGGCGAAGGTATTAAACAAGAAATAGCAATGCCCGAAGGATTAAGTCTACGACAATGGGCTGGAATGATTAAATTTTGTGATCACTTTTTGGGTTGCGATAGTGTAGGTCAACATTTATCATATGCTGTTGGTACAGAAACTACAACAGTAATTGGAGCAACTTATCCAGTTAATGTAAGTTATCCAAATAGTGAAGGTATTAAAATTGTAGATCTTGGAATGACTGAAAGAGTTTATGACCCTATAAGAATAACTCAAGACGAAACAGTTAATAGATCTAATGAAAAACTTATGCAAATGGATGACCAAATTCGAGATTATGTTATTGGTGTTGTTAAAAGAGAAATTGACCCTGATTCACCCGAAGATGATGTAGCAGAGAAAAAATGAGCCGACTCTTTGTATTAGGGTGTTCATTTAGTAATTATGCATGGCCAACTTGGGCAGATATGCTAGGGTTAGAATTTGACAAATTTGAAAACTGGGCATTTCCAGGCCTAGGCAACAGAGCAATAGCAGAACGTGTTGCAGAAATACATGCAAGAAATCAATTAACAAAAGATGATACTGTAATAATACAATGGACTAGTCATCTAAGACATGACTGGCATGCTACAGATAATAGACATCAAGACAACGCAGGCTGGAAAACTTCTGGTAGCATATTCAATTATATAAATGAAGAATTATATAACGAAAAATGGATACGAACATTTTGGGATGAAAATAGTTATATGATGCACACATTTAATAATATTTTACTAACACAAAACTTTTTAAATGGTATAGGATGCAACTGGCGCATGACTAGTATGGGATATATTAATAAAATGAATAGCGACTACCCAGATGATACACATGGCGAAAAAACTAAAGAAGTAAACATATGGGAAAGTGCTCCAGGATTAAAAATATACGAAACTATATTTAAAGATAAATCAAAATGGATTACTCCAGTAGGATCTTTTGCATGGACACACGAAACTAAGCCTTACAAATTTATTTCAGTACAGGATAAATCTGTTTTTACATCAGACAGACATCCTACAATAATTCAGCATAATGATTACTTAAATAAGCATGTTTTGCCTAGTATAAACAAAAGCCAAAAACAATCAGATAAAGTAAATTTTTGGATAGATACTATTAACAATTTATATGATAACAGTCGTAAAGATTTTAATCAATTTGTTGGAAATATAAGCAAAAATATTAATGGTTGGAATAACAGTTATAGAGGATTTTAAATTATGAGCAAACCAGTTTGGATAGCAGGTATAGCAAGAGGACACAACGCAGGCGTTTGTCTATTAAAGGACGGCGAAGTAGTATTTGCTGTTGAAGAAGAACGTTTAAGTAGACAAAAATATGACGGCGGACCTTTTGCAACAATGGTAAAAATACTTGATTACACAGATAAGTTAGATTATCTAGTTGTTGCTCATACACAAAAATTACAAGACTCTGCAGGTACAATTGACTATAGCGGAGATGATGTGTATACTGGACTAGCACGTAAACTAGGCCTTATTGACAAAAAGTCAAATGCATATACATATGAACATCCACAAGTAATTGATCTTGCTTTTATGCACCACAAACTTCATAGTGCTTGTGCATTTTATCGTTCAGGATTTGATAGTGCAGTAAGTGTTATTGTAGACGGAGCAGGAACTTTTGTTCCTATTGGAGTTAACAATGAACAAGTTATGAGTTGGGAAGTAGAAAGTATTATTGATTGTGCTTATCCTGCAACATTTAATACTTTGCATAAAGTCTACGGAACTAGAGATCCAATTCAAGGCGGCATTGTACAAATGGACAGTACACAATTTGGTGAGAATGGTCGAACACACTCAGCAGTTGTAAGTGACAGAGCAGGTATTGTAAAAGCATACGAAGCGGCAACTATGTACTGCGGTTGGCAAAGTATTGAAGCAGGTAAAACTATGGGATTATTTCCATATGGTAAGCCTAATGATAAATTTCCAAAACTATTTGAAGATACAGCAGATTATCCATTAACAAATAGAAACATTGTAGTACCAAATTATCCTAACGGTGCATTAATCAATGCTGGGCTGTATAAAGAACTTTCCGAACAACCTAAAGAAAAAGAAAATAGCGATCTTACATTACTACAAAGTAGACGTGATATTGCGTATGCTGTGCAAACAGAAACACAAGAACAAGTTACAGATTTAATTAGAAATGCTGTTGAATTATCTGGTAACAAAAACGTTGTTATTAGTGGAGGATACGGATTAAACTGTGTTGCAAATTATCATTATTTAGATGCATTAAAAGACGAAGGCATTAAAATTTATGTTGAACCAGTTTCAAATGATGCAGGTACAGCAATGGGTGCCGCAATGATGTTTTGGTATGGGTTAGAAGATGAAACAGAAAAACGTCAAACACAAACATTATATTTAGGCCCTGCCAATAATTACACATCAGAAGATATTGTTGCAAAATCTAAAGAAGCAAGTGTAGAATTATCAGATGCTACACACGAAGATGTTGTAGACTTAATTACTAACAAAAATATTGTAACTATTTTCCAAGGTCAAAGTGAAAACGGTCCGAGAGCGTTAGGTAATAGAAGTGTACTATACGATCCGACAGATCCAAACGGTAAAGACCATGTTAACAAAGTTAAACACAGAGAATACTTTAGACCATTTGCTGGAACTATTTTACAAGACGATGTACATGAATGGTTTGATCTACGCGGCATGGAAGATAGTCCACATATGATGTATGCTGTAAACTGTCAACCAGGTATTGAAGAAAAAATTCCTGCTATTATACATGTAGACGGTACATGTAGAATTCAAACAGTTACAAGAGAACAAAATAAACATTACTACGATTTAATTAAAGCATTTAAAGATAAAACAGGTTGTCCTATTATCTTTAATACTAGTTTTAATTTAGGTGGTGAACCTCTTGTTGAAACACTTGAAGATGCTATTTGGACACTACAAAATAGTGATATTGAATATCTTTACCTTCCTGAATTTGGAAAACTAATCACTGTTAAAAACGCATAGCGACTTTCTTCAAACTCCGATAAATAGTATAAAGCGAGTTTGATTATGGATATATTAAAATACTTTAAAAAAGGCCTAAGAGGCACAGTACTGGTCCAAGGAAGTCATTTTTCCTATGGTGGATCATGGAAATCAGTAGAAACTTCTCTACCACTAGATAGATGGTATCAAGGTGACTTTGCAAGTGCTGAATATACAATTAGTATCGAACTAGGTAGAGATAAAAAAGAAATTATAAAATGTCTATTAACTGCTTCACCAAACGAAGCAAGCGTAGTAGTGTATGGTAGAACTAGCACAACTACTGATTTAGTTAATGTAACTGCACAAGTTACTAACTCTTATGTTGAATTAATTTTAACACCAAAAACAGATGCTAATAAAGGTGCTAAAGCATCGTTTAGTGCAACTTATTTTAAGAGTCATACCTAAATTGTTGTTAGATAAATATATAAAACTGGAGTACTAAAGTGGCCGTAGAAGAAAGACAATTTGAATCAGAATTTGGATTTAAAAGTCCAGGATTTACTGTAGATAAACTAGGAAATATTACAGCAACATCTATTAATGCCGCAGGCGCCGGTGGCGGTGGATCAGGTGCTACAGGCGACTTTACTGTTACAGCAGATAACGGAAATTTTAGATTAGCAAGCGAAAGTGTAATTGTTGGTAGCGGTAATAATCCAACAATAACAATGACTCGTGGACAAGAGTATTCCTTTACTTTAAATTTAAGCGGATCACCTTTATCATTTAATATATTAGATTCTACAGGATTAGTTAGGTATAGTGATGGTCTTCAGCATCAAGCAGAAGATGGTACTATAACCAATGGAGCCGCGGCACAAGGATTTATTGCCGGTAAAGTTGTGTTTACAGTTCCTTCAGATGCAACTGATACATTATATTACGGTAACACAACAGGCAGTGTTAGAGGAACAATTAACGTTAGTGATGCTATTGCAGTTGATGCTACTTTTGCTGATTTAACTGTAACTGGAAATACAAGTTTACAAGCACTTACTGCTACATCATTTACTTTAAATGGCAACGGCACAGTTACTGGTGATATGACTGTTGAAGGTAAATTAATTGGTGACTCATTAAGTGTTAATGGCCTAGGAGTTGCTGAATTTAATGCTGGAACTAATATTGTTTTACGTGCTGGCAACAAAATAGATATTATTATCGATGATGTAATAATAGGAAAAATTGATAGTGCTGGTACAACAATGCCAGTGATTAATACAACAGTAAATAACACGCCAATTGGTACAACTACAGCATCAACCGGCGCATTTACATCAGGAACCGTTGCTAGTCAACCGACGACAGCAAATGGCATAAGTAATAAAAAGTATGTAGACAACACATCGACAGCATTAGCGATTGCACTTGGGGTATAATTAATGGCAAAGAAGAAAATTAATAATTATAAGTTTAAACCAGGAATAGGTTATTTAGATAATTTATTTCCAAACGCTTATGCACTTTTAAATACAAACAAAGCATTTTTACAAGCAGAAACTGGACAGTTTATTACTGAACGAGTAAGTGATGCTACGGCTTTTCAAGCAGATTTAATTGCATTAGTTGATGACTTAGAACAAGAAATGGTTTTAGGAACGACTGCTACACAAAGACTATGGGGACAAATTGAAAATAAAAAAGATGTCCAAGTAAAATTAACACGTAAAAGAACATTACAAAGATTAAAAACTGGCCTAGCGGCTTTAAGTAACGTAACAAGCACATATCAAACTGCAATGGAAAATGCAATTGATGAAATTATTGATATTGCTGATAACGGATTTACTAGTGCTACTGCACTTGTTACATCAGAGCGCACAGGTGAAGCAATAGGAGATATTGGCCTTGCTGTTGCAAGATTAAAATCTAATCGTGCTTTTATGATTCGTGAAACAAAAGCATTTATAGATGATGATACTCCTGGTAATACAATTACTACTGCTAGTGATTTTGAAATAAATCTTGGATTATTAATAGACGGTATTACACAAGACGTATCAACAACAGCAAACAATCTAACTAGAACAATTAATACTCAAATTTATGTTAATACAACTCCGTCAGATAGATCATTACTAGGTGATGGTATGACTAGACTTGGAACTGTAATTAAACAAGTTGTTGAAGGTAGCACAGTTGTACGCACTACTGGAAATTCGTTATCACAAGACACATCAGGAACAAGTGCTGGTACAGTACTAGGTGACAGATGTAAAACACATATATTAGATACACAAACAGTTATTGCAAACGGAACTATAGCAAGTTTACCATCCGCTGTATATCCAAATTATAGTGACGAACCAGCGGCAGGTTTAGCGGCCGCAACAGATTTAGAAAATAATAAAACTATTGTCTCTACAAATGTAAATGCGTTTTATAATTATACATTTAACCAAGCAAAATGTGAAAGAGATACTGGATTAATTTTAAATGCATACTTGTTTGATTTACGCTATGGCGGCAATTTCAAAACTTATGATTATGCAAGCAAATATTGGGAAGGCGATGTAGCACAAGTTGATGGCACACGTTATCCAGAGTTAGACACTCATAGTTGGCTTACAACATTAATTAGAGATTATGTGTTTGACAAAATAGCATATCCAAAAGAACAATCAGCAACAGCACAAACAGTTACAGGTGACGATGCGGAAACAGGTGCTGACACACCAATTACAGATCTAGGCTCTTTAGTAGTAACAACTATCGAAGGTGGATTAAGTGCAAGGCCTACTTTTGTAGATACCGGTGCTGGTTATGTAAAGTTTCCAGGTAACTATGATTCAAGCGACATATTATTAATTACTAACACAACAGATAATGAAGTTATATATGCATTCAACGATGTAAATAATGGCGGCTTTACTGAACAACCATCAGAGTTTATTTCAACTAATGGCTATGCATATGATGAAGATGAAGACTTTCCAAAATATTTACAAACAACAGATGCCATTACAAAAGTTTATTTTAATAAATCAACAGCATCTCAAATTTCAGAAGATAAGTTACAAATTTATGTTGACACTGATGAATTAATTGTTAGACCATATGAGTTTGGTACAGATTCAATTGAACGTCAGCGTACTGCTGAACCACAGTCAATGCTTGATGCTGACTTTGAATATGGACTTCAGCCTACTAAATGGAGTGCTATTGCAACAATGCGTGGTTATCCATCAGTATACGAAGTTCCAGGAACTGAAACAAGTGTTATAACAGTTATATCAGATAGTAGTGCTGGAACAGAAGGAGTTGGTAGTTCATTAATTACTGTTACAACAGCAGGTGCTCACGGATTTGAACTTGGTGATGCTATTACTATTAAAGGATTAAAACAAGACGTACAAGGATACAGCAGAGCAGAAGGTGCATTTATAATAATCTCTGTACCCAATGCAATTAGTTTCCAATTTTATGCAAAAGCAAAAGTCGGAACTGGTGGTAATGTTAATATCGAAGCAGAAGCAACACAACTAAGGCAAGCAGGATTTTACACAGGTGCAAGTATTGGTGTACCAACATTTAGTGTAGAAAGTCAAGGTAGTTCGGGTGTAATTAGGCCAGCATTAACTGTTGATTCCGGCGAAGACGTAATACCGTTCACAGTTACATCAGGCGCCGCACCAGAAATTGGTGCTCCATTATCAGCATCATCAGGAATTTCACTTGGTACACAGGTTACTGGTAGAGTTGGAACTGGTGGTATTGCTGTAACTCCAGTTACAACAGCAGACTTTCCTCCAGGAACAACAGAGATTACAGTACAATCTGCAACAGGCATACAACAGAATATGGCCGCTAACAAAGGTGACGGTACAGTAACACTTGTTAACACAGTTGTAGGAAATACAATTACACTTAATGAAGCAATAACAACCGATTTTTACGGTAACTTAGTTACGTACACAGCAGTTGAAGGTACTAATATTGTAAGTTTAGGATTTGGTGCGGCATTTAGTATTAGCAGAGCAGGCGGTAATTATTCATTAGTTGAAATTGTTAATTCAGGACAAGATTACCAAGTTGGTGATGTTTTAGAAATTCAAGGTGAATTTTTAGGTGGTATTACACCAACTCATGATTTAAATATAACAGTTAATACTGTTGATACAGGTGGTGAAATATTAACTGTAACACTAGCAGGTAATGCTTTTGACGGAACTGCAACTTTTCCTAATACAAATGGTGAATATCAAAACGGTCAAGGTACTGGCGGAACATGGGATATAGGTTATACTTCTAATGTTTTCAACTCAGTTACTCAAGTCAATCCAAGTTTTGTTGCACAAACAGGTCAAACATCAGGCGGTGAAGGTACAGGTGTTTTATTAGATTTTACAATTACTGATAATGTTTATTCAGTAGCAATAGATCCTGTAGATGCAGGAGTAACAGGGTATAGTGTTTATGATGTTATTGAAGTATCTGGTACTAATATGGGTGGCTTATCACCTGACAATGATGCCCAAGTTACTATTACATCAGTAGACAGTAATGGATTTCCTACAGGTGCATCTGTAACTGGTAATGGTGCAAATGCGGCTAATAACTTTACTAGTGTAACATTTAGTACAAACAATGCTGGTATTGGTGCTAACTTAAATATTAATACAGATGGTGCAACATACAATGCAACATTCACAGCACAAGGCACAGGATTTGCCGCACTAGATACTGTTACAGTATTAGGTACACAAGTAGGTGGATTAAGTCCTGCAAATGATGTTACAATTACAATTGATACTGTTGATACTGGTGGTGAAATTTTAACATTTACAGTATCAGGTACAGCAGTAAACACACATTCTTATCCTGGAATAGCAAGTGGAACTAATTTAACTGGTGCAGGTGCTGACTTTGATATTGTTATTAATGGGCTTCTTGAAACATACGGAGTTACTGTTGCAAATGCAGGTAGTAACTATGCTCCTAACCAAACAATTACAATTCAAGGTACACAATTAGGTGGAGCATCACCAGATAATGATTTAGTGTTAACAATTACTGATGTTGACAATGATAGTACACTAACAGCAGGCGGAGTGTTAACAGTTAGCGTAGCAGGTACTGCACGAAAAGCAACTTCAGGATTTGCAGTTGCTGACAGATTAAAAATTCAAGGATCTAATTTTCCAGGCGGCGCAGATCCAACAAACGATGCAATTATCGAAATTACAAGTGTTGACGGCACTGGTGGAATTACCGGATTTACAACTACTGGTACAGCACCAGACGGACAACAAACATATAATGCTGTAAGCGGTACAGCAAGTGCTTCGGGTACAAGTGCATCCTTTGATATAACTAGACAAGGTACGATTTATTCAGCAGTATTTAATTCCCCAGGAGCAAACTTCGTTGCTACAGAAACAATTACATTTTTAGGTACTGACTTAGGCGGGGCTTCACCAGCAAACGATTGTACAATTACAGTTGACACTGTAGACGGTAGTGGAACTATTTTAACATTTACAGTAACAGGTACTGCGGCTAATTCCGGAGAATTACTTGGACAAAGCGCAGGCAATGTACTTGGTAGTGGAGCAACATTTAACGTTTCATTATCAGGCGGTAGTTATACTACAGCAGTTGCAGGTGGTGGCCAAGATTATTATCCAAGTCAGACATTTAAAATTCTAGGTAACACTTTAGCAGGTGCAACTCCAACTAACGACTTAACAGTTACTATATCAACAGTAGATGCTTCAGGAGCCATAACTGCAATTAGTTCATCAGGTTCAGCAAGTACTGATGTTGGATCATTTGCTAATGTAACTGCAACCGTAGCAGGTGCAACAGGTAATGGTGCAAGTTTTGATATTTTAAGAGACGGCACAAGTGCTGATAGTACTATTGGTACATACACAGTAAGTCAGAATGCTGGCGGTGGCAACTATAATCCAAGTGATAAAATTAAAATTGGTGGCGAAAATTTAGGCGGTCAAGCCGCATCAAATGATATTATTGTAGTTGTAGATACTGTTGATAGTTCGGGTGCTGTATTAACATTTACAGCAACTGGTGAAGCCTTTGCAGGAACGTCATTTGATCTTTACAGTACTGTAACAGTTGATACACCAACTATTGCACAACTTGCAACTACATTAGATATTAGTTTTAGTGCATTAGGTACTTTAAGAATTAACTTTGATTCAGCACATGGATTAGTTCCAGGTGATACATTTATTACAACAGTTGATTCAGATGACGGAAGTAACAATCATGATTTAGCGGCAGGATCATTTATTGCAACTACTATACCAAGTCCGACAGCACTTACATTTACTGCTAGAGCGGCAGGAGCAATTGATGCGGTAGGTGATAATATTAACGGTACAGTTTATCCAAGACCAGACAGTTTCTTTATACACAGACCATTTGATGGCGGTGTACAATTAGGAACAGGCGGTCCGCAACACGGCGCACAAGCAATACGTCAAAGTAAAAAATATATTAGATATCAGTCAGGTAAAGGTATTATGTATACTACTGGTGCGTTGTTTGCACCAAGTTACGACTTGCGTACATGTACAGCAGATGGCGTAGAAGTAGGATCAGTAATTACTGTAACATGTGATGATAACGATCACGGTTTGCAAATTGGTGCAAAAATAAAACTAATTGGTATTGAAACAGTAGGATACAACGGAACATATACTGTAAATGATGTTATTGACGAACGTACATTTCAAGTTATAAACACATTAAACAGACTAGGTGGCACATCAGCAGTGCTAAGTTTTGGTGCTCAAATGTCAACATTCCAGTGGCATGGTGCTACTGTACGTTCAGGGGTGTTTGATGATCAAAACGGAATTTATTGGGAATATGACGGTGTTAATTTACAATGTTGTCAGCGTACTTCAACTAAGCAAATTTCAGGTACAGCAAACATTTTACCAGATAATAACACAGTTACAGGTACAAACACTAGATTTAGAGATCAACTTAAAGCAGGCGATAGAATTGTTATTAGAGGAATGACTCATGTTATTAGCGGTATTGCAACACAAACGTCAATGACAGTTACACCAGACTATCGTGGAGTAAATGCGGCAGTAGGTACTAAGGTATGTTTAGTTTCTGATAAAAAAATTAGACAACAAGATTGGAACTTAGATAGAATGGACGGCACTGGTCCAAGTGGATACAACTTTGACCCTGCTAAGATGCAGATGATCGGGATTGAATATTCATGGTATGGTGCTGGTTTTATTGATTATATGGTACGTGGCGCCGACGGTAACTTTGTATACGGACATAGAATTAGAAACTCTAACGTAAACACAGAAGCATATATGCGTTCAGGTAACTTGCCTGTTCGTTATGAAATTACTAACGAAGGTCAAAATGGTAAATTAAAAGAAGATATTGATGCAACACAAACTTCAATTCCGTTAGAAACTGTTGCCTTCTTTCCAGAAAACGGTACAGTTTATATTGACAATGAATTAATTAGTTTTACAGGAAGAGATGAATCAAATAACTCTATTACAGGTTGTACAAGATCTGCAACACTTACAAACTTCCAAGCAGGTGCGGCACGTAGTTATACTGCTGGCGGCGCGGCGGCTCATGATGCTAGAACAGGTGTAATTTTAATTAGTAATACATGTACTCCACTTATATCACATTGGGGTTCAGCGTTTATTACAGACGGTGGATTTGATGAAGATCGTGGTTATATTTTCTCATACACAGAACAAGCACTAACAGTTACTAATGTAAGACAAACCGCATTTATGATTAGACTAGCACCAAGTGTTAGTAATGCTATTATTGGTGATTTAGGAGATAGAGAACTTCTAAACAGAGCGCAGTTGCTACTAAGTTCGCTAGAAGTTACATCAGAAGCAAACGCATCAGGTACTATTGTTATTGAAGGTATTTTAAATCCACAAAACTATCCTACTAACCCAGCATTGATTAGTTGGACAGGACTAGCAGGTCTTGCACAAGGTGGACAGCCAAGTTTTGCACAAATTGCGTCAGGTGGTGGTATTACATGGTCAACTGGTGCATCAACTACCACATCAAATTTAACTTCTCAAGCAGGCATTAACGCTGTACTTGATTCAGGACAATATAGATCAAGAAACGGTAGTAGATATCTTTATGTTAGTGGTACAGATTTTAGAGCAACATTTGGATCTGAAAGTTTAGATCCAGTATTAGGTAAAACAATTAGTGGTAATAATATTAGAACTGGCACTAGAATTGATGGCGGATTTATTTCTGCTACATCTAACTACGGATACTTGTTCCTTTCACAAACACTAAGTGGTAACATTAACCAAAACACATCAAATGCATCGACTATTACATCACATGGTAATTTGGCTAATGCTAACTTTGCTTACATTAATAAAGCAAGTTGGGAAGCAAGTGGTGGTAGAGACGGCACAGCAGTAAGTTCAACAAGTGCATCACCAAGTTGGCCTGCCAACACAGTTATTAACAAAATTACATTACTTGATTTTGCTGGTACTGAATATTACGAAGTTGAATTTAATAATGCTTCAAATGGTGATTTAGTAGCAGGTAGTGGTACTATTACACTTGAATTTAGTTCACCACCCTACGGACAACCAGGCGAAACAGTTCTATCATTTATTGCACAACCAGGTGCTCGAGCAGACTTAGATTTAAGTCAGTTGAAAGAACTTACAAATACCACATTAGGTGGTAGAGGTACTTTTCCAAATGGTCCTGATGTATTAGCGATTAACGTGTTTAAAACTACTGGTACAGATGTTGAAGCCAACATCATTCTACGTTGGTCAGAGGCTCAAGCGTAAAGATTAAAGTTTACAATGCAACGGGGATTATCTGTTGGGAATCCACCTGAGTGAAAAGTATTTCCGTCAAATAGAACTATGCGTCCTTTTTTAGGTGAAACACGTTTAATGATTTCTTTGTTTTTAAAGAATACTGTATCTCCGTCGCTGTCGTTGACATAATAAATTAGACCTAAATGTTCTTCTGGTCTGTCTGTATGAGGAGCATAGTATTCAAGTTTTGTTTTATGCGGTACTGTTATAAAAAGTCTTGCCGCTATAATATCTATAAAATTTATATTTAATTTTGAACACACAACTTGAGGTATTTTACTAAAGTTGCCATAATGTTCTGTAAGTTTAGTACTGCTTTTGAGAACATGTTCAAAACTAATAGGTATTGAATCGCCTTCAAAAGCAGTAGGTTCGTACTTGCATACTAACGGTAGCATGGCATTAACATTCACACTACCAAATACAAGCATATGATAATAATCTTGTAATTCTTGAGATACTAAGTTATCTTCTACAATTATCATTAATGTGCAGTTTCTAAATAGTCTACAAATGCGGCTAAGTTATCAAACACTAAGCACTTCTTTTTAATATCACGATATGAAAAACGTTTCATAACTAATTCTTCTGTTTCTTTACCATGACCTGTGCGTATAATTACTGGAATAGCACCAATCTTCATAGCGGCTTTTAAATCACGAAGTCTATCGCCAGCATAGTAACCTTTGTTAAATTTTACATGAGGTACTTCTTTTTCACAACGCTTAAACATTCCTGCATTTGGTTTTGCATACATATCAGTTTTATGACTACTTGCACTATAATATAAACCGTCTATACTTGGACAGCCTGCTTTACCTAGTTCTTCAAACATGTGATTATGTACTTTTTCAACATCTTCTTCGGTATAGATACCTTTTTCAATACCGCCTTGGTTCGTAATAATAACTATTTTGTGTCCAAGTTTGCGTAGTTTAACTATTGCTTCTAAACTACCTTCTTCAAATTCCCAGTCATCTACTTTGTAAACATAATCTCCAATGTCTACATTAATAACACCATCTCTATCTAAACCAACTACACACTTTGGTGCAATATAATCTGGTTTATAAAAGTCGACATTAACATCGTCACTCCATACTATCTTCGGATTGCTCATTTGCTACTTTTCCTTTTAATTCTTCCATTAAGCCTTCCTGACTATCACCAGGTATAAGCCTATAATTGTCTTCCACACTATCAGCAGTACTTACTTCAGTAATACTACTGTTGTCTTCAAGTGCTTCTAATTGATGTGGCAATAAAGGTTTATTGCGCCACGTCATTCCTTGTGTAAGTGTTTGACTAAACAGTGTTGCAGTTTTAGTATCAATCCATCTTACAATAAAACTTCCTTCATTTACAAACCATGATTCGTCTTTTTCTTTATGGAAGTGCATACTAAATTTATTACCTTTTTTAGTAAACACCATCATTTTACCACAGTAGTGTTCATTGGTTGCCCAAATTAATTCGAATCCCCAACCTTTATCTACTTTACCTTCTAATCGTTCCATTCTTTAATCTCCAATTGTTTTACTTTATTATAACCAAATTCTCCAAAAGCAAAAAAGTTACTTGCTAAACTATATCTGTCTGTATCACTAGAATTAGGTTCTACACTGTGTTCTAAATTACTCGGAAACATAATTAACATATCTTCTTCTACTTCAAATGGCCATCCCGATGCGGCTACTGGAGTATAATTTTCTACAGGAATTTCAACTGTTTCACTAAAAACATTATCATAATGTTTACGTCTATGTACAATAAGTCTACCACAGTTAGTTGGAGTTGTTAAATAGTACACAGCACTTATTAAACTATTTGCATGATTATGCATATAAACTTGTTCACCTGGTGGTTGTTTACTAACCCAACTATTAGTCATTTTAAAATCTAATGCATTTGAATAGCCTAAACAACCTTTTACAAAAGAATTTACTTGATCTGTAATATCGTTTTTAAGTTGTGTGAAATCATTTAATAATACTAATGTATCGTTTGGCGAATTTGAATTAGGTCTTTGAACAACTTCTTTATTATTAATTAACTTTTCTTTTGTTTTACTATCTAACTTAGGCATACGTACAATACCAACAGGAACTGAAAATAGTTGATGCAATTCTAAATTTCCTAATTTAAGCATTTTGTATCCATTCTTTAGGTGTTGTAAATTTAAAGTCGCCTATTGTTTTTAAAAGTCTAGTATTATCACTACATGTGTATTTTTGATATTGTCCTTGTAATGCTTCGGGCATCGGAATAGGTTCTATAGTTGCATTATATTTGTCTGCAATAGTATTAGCAATAGAACCAAAACTAGTTGTTTCTCCCATACCAACATTCCATATACCCATTTCATCAATATTCATCATTTTTTCAATAATTTTACATACATCTCCTACGTATATAAAATCTCGTAAATATTCATCACTACCCTCAAATGGATGTACTTTTCCTGTTTCTTTTGCTTGCTTTGTAAATTTATGAAACACACTCATTTGGTCGCCTTTGTGTTCTTCATGTTCTCCGTATACATTAAAGAAACGTAATCCTTTGATATTACATTTATAATCTTCCCATGTTAACATTTCTACACTACGATCAAACAAATATTTTGACCACGAATATGGACTTTGTGGTTGCTTAGGAGCATCTTCATTAAATTTTTGACCATCGCCATATACACTAGCACTTGATGCATAAATTAAATCAACTCCTTGCATATCACATACTTGTAATAATCTATGACTAAAGTCTAAATTTTGTTTTAAAACTTTTTCAACATCGCGTTCTGTTGTGCTTGATATTGCACCCATATGTATAACTTTATCAAATTGACTGCAATCAGGTACAACATTTTCTATAAAATCATATTCAGCAATACCATGCCCCTTGCTCATTAGGTATTTTTTTAAATTCTTTGCTATAAATCCGTCAGGACCTGTAATTAATATTTTTAGTTTATCACTCATTTATTTTCTCTAATATACTTGTAGTTGAAAAGTCTTCAACTGTAGGAACAATGTATACACTAGTTAAGTCGTGTCCTACTACTTCGTTAACTTTATAATCGCCACCCTTTACAATCAAGGTTGGCTTTAATGATTTAATTAAATTGTATGGTGTGTCTTCACTAAACACAATAACTTCGTCTACCCAAGATAAAATTTCTAATTGCTTTTTACGTATTTCTACAGGATTTATAGGTCTGTTTTTTCCTTTTAATCTTTGTACACTAGTATCATCATTAAGCCCTACAATAAGTTTATCACCTTTTTCTTTAGCCGCTTTTAATAATTCAAAATGCCCTGTGTGCAATATATCAAAACAGCCGTTAGTAAACACAATAGTATTTTCTAAATCTTCTTTTAATAATTGGTATGTGCCACTATGCTTTACACTTTCAGTTGAACCTTTTGTTGCAATTTCTAAACATTTTTTATGTGTGTAACCTTTTGTAAGACCATAAACAAATGCGGCCATAAAACAATCACCTGCACCTGTTACGTCTGATACTTCAACAGCATCTACTTCAATCTCATAGTTTTTACCATCAATGTGTGCAATAACTTCTTCGCCAGCATTAGTTGTAATAATATTACCCTGCCATTCATCAAATCCTAAGTCATGAAATTCGTTGTAGTTAGGTTTTACTAACCAAGCACCTTCATAGAACCAAGCATTTTCTTTTGGATCGACAACTACTTTACAATTATACTTGTTAATGTGTGCAATGATATCTTTTGCTTCGTCTAATACACCTTTGTTATAATCACTTAGCACAACATAATCATACTGAGAAAAATCTGTTGATTGTACTTTCTTAAGCACTTCTCCTCCGCTTGCCGGCTTGTCATCATCTATACGTGTAATATAATGTCCGTCACACATGATACGTGTCTTTACACTACGTGGTTGATCCATTTCAAACAACGTAACATCTACATCTAAGTTTTTTAAATTTTCATATACAAGGCCTGCACCGCCTAATGTTTCTTTTTCTTCGATATATGTAATTACAGGCACTGGTGCTTCGGGACTAATTCGCGAACTAGTGCCGTACACATACTTGTCAATTATTACATCGCCGATTACTAAGACCTTCATATTTTATTATAACTTACTATCTAATTTTTGTCAAGCAAATTCAAAACTTTTGTTACAGTTTCTAACTTACTTTGATTAATTTTACTTTGTAGGGTATTGCGTAAACCGTGGTGCAATGGCTTAGGCCAACTACCATTATTAACCCAAGCATACCCATCATGTTCAGTATTTAATTTAGGAATAAATTCTTCTTTTACTGCACACAAATATGTATGAAATTGAAATTGATGATCAGTTGAAATAAAAGTTTCTAAAGGAATTGTTTTTTCTATTTTAGGTAAAAATCCTAATTCTTCTTTAATTTCTCTTTTTAAAACTTCCCATGGAGTTTCTTTACCTTCTCCAGTACCTCCAACTAATCCCCACTGGTTTTTAGTCTTACCTTGAGTACGATGTAATAAAAGAAAACGCTTTGTATCGAGACTGTAGAACAGAGTTCCACTGCAAATTATCTTGTTCATAAAAATAATTAGCCGTTGAGAGCGATTCGCCAGGTACCTTTTGGATATAATCCCTCAACACTTAATAGCCATTCTTCGCCGTCCCAGCGATATTGAATGCCTGTTTTCAGATTAGTTGTATATGTAACTTCTTTAGTTGTAGATGCTGTAAACACAACTTCCCATTTTATACCATTCCATTCAACAATATCGTTGCGTTTAGCAACTAGATCTTCGTTTGCTGTGCCTTTCCATGCATCAGCACCGTCATAGTTATCTTCGTCACCAATATCATTTAACAATAATATTCTACCACCTAAACCTTTCATTACTGACGTTGGTACAGTTTTTTGTGGATCAATAATGTAATCAATAGTTGTCCATTGATTATTGTTTCTAGTAGGACCTTGTATAATAGTATTACTTGGAAATGTATCGGCATCCCAATCAATAACCAATTGTGATTCATCCATAGGATTCATACTAATTGTACCAGTAATTTCGTGTGTTTCTTCATTAAGTTTTGTAAAGTAAATTCTACTAATACCGTCTTGATATTGTCCAGGATGTGAGTCTAATATTTGTCTCCAATTAGTAGCACCTACTATGCCACGACTTTCTATTTGTGCTAATGTGCCCTGTACATATATACCGTAATCTTGATAATTAGTTCCAACTACATGTTTAGCCGCAGTAGTTTCAACTGAACGATTTCCGTCTTTGTCTACTACTCCAGGCACAACACTATCATCATATGAATTCAGTGTTGGCATACTTAATCCTAAGTCTAATGTTCCTGTATTTTCATCAAAAATACTTGTTATAATGTTTGTAATTACACCAAGTCTTTTAACTTTAACTGGAGGACTAATGTAAATTGGTGTACTAAATGTTAGTGTCGAAACATCAATTTCACTATCAACACCTACAGGTACACTTCTTGAACTCCAAGTAACACTATCTAACATAACCGCAGTTAGACTAGTCCAGTCAATATAGTTATCTGTAGTTTGTAATTCTAAACTAGGATTAAACAATACTAATATTTGTTCTAATATTTGTAATTTCATATCTGTATTAGTTGACCAAATATCACAATTAAATGTTAACTTATATGGTGTAGGCATTAAACGTTCAACAGTATAGTTTTTACCTTCGTAATTTAAATACTCTTCGCCGTCAGTATCATATGCACGTTCTCTAATATTAACTTTACTAACATAACTAGCATCACTTGTGCGTTCTCTGTCAATTTCCATGCCAGTTACATGCACAGCAATACGTGGTGCACTAGGTATTTTGTTTTCAGTATTATCGCGTATAATATTTGCAACCTGACGTGTAAGATCACCGTATGTTACAGGTATTTGTGTTAAATTTCCCTTACCGTCTTTGACCGAAAAGTTACTCATTAGTCTTACCATTTGAGTAACATACCGTCTTACTTGACCATCATAAAAATGTTCCATTAGTTATCCGCCTTTGGACGTAGTGCCTTTGAAAGACTTTGTTTCTCTTTAACTGTTTCGCCACCAATTTGTGATTGCGCTGGGTTATTAATAAATGTAGTTTTTTGTGTATTACGTGTATCAGTATTTGTAAGGTCAACACGTATACCGTCTTGCATTTTAATCCAACGGTTGTTATTGTACTTAAATAATCTTTTAGGTGAATAATCTGTTCTCATAAAGTAATCTCCATCAACTGGCGTAGTTGGAAAACTAATACCCATTCCGTATGGAGCACCGTTATTGCCTTCAACTCCTAGTAAGTATCCTTGATAACCTGATCTATCAGGTCGATCACTTATATCGCCTGCTTGAACACCTATGTTACTTGCATCTATATCAGTTTCGTCAGCAGTTTTTAATGCAACAGTTCCATCATCATTAGTTGCTAGTGTATAATAGTGTCCTGTATCATAACCTGACTTAGGAGCATCTGCTTCTGCTTGTGCAATTACTGCGTCATTAATTTGCATTTCTTTTTCGTAGGTTGATAATACATCACGTAATGTATCACTTGAACCTTCTTGTGCTGGTAAATCTAATATTTCTTTAAACTCTTGACTGTCAACAATTTGTTTCAATTTTATTCTATATAAATGTGGATACCATGTAGGAGAAAATCCTTCTGCGGCTCTGTTTACATCCTCAACAACGTAAAATCTTTTTAATGCTACACTGTGATCGTTAAGAGCGTATTCATCTTTTAAATGAGGAAGTTCAATTACGTCCCCTGATATAATTTTTCTGCCCAACGTTTTAACACTTCCGTTAATTGGAATAGTCATAAACAAAGTATCATTTTGTAAAAATAAACCAAATTGACTCATATCAAAATCGATATCTTGTACATTATAGATACCACGCATTGTATAAATGTCTGGATCGTATTTTCTATCCCTGTTTTCAAGGAATAGCATGTCTTGTATGTTAGTTGTTGCAACAGCATTATAGCGAGGCTGGTCAGCAGTTGCATCAATCTCTTCAGGATTATTTGGGCCTAAATACTTGTGTACGAATATATCTGTTCCGCCCACAGTAAACATTTCATGGATCTGTTTGTCCATAAAATGATAGTCATTGCCCTTTTCTGGTTTATATAAGGATAGTCTCGGCATACACATATTTATCGTAAGAGACAACTATCGATAAATACTAATGGAGACTATACATATGGCTACACTAGCAACTAAAAAACAAGAAGTTTATGACTACGTTTACGCACTATTAGGTGGCGGAATGATAGACGTTGAACTTGACCCAATTCATTATGAGACTGCTCTAGGCAAAGCATTGTCAAGATTTAGACAGCGCAGTGATAATTCAGTAGAAGAGTCATACATGTTTATGCCAACAGTGACTGATCAAAATACTTATGTACTACCTGATAATGTAATTGAAGTAAGAAAAATATTTAGACGTTCAATAGGATCACGCTCAGGAGGCGGTGACGGCGGTACTTTGTTTGAACCATTTAACATGGCATATACAAATACATATTTGTTATCAAGTTCAAACATGGGTGGATTAGCAACATATGATATGTTCAGTCAACACCAAGAATTAGTAGGACGTATGTTTGGATCATATATTGAATTTAAATGGAACACGACTACAAAAGAACTTACGATGCTACAAAGACCACGCACACAAGAAACGCTATTATTATTTTGTTATAATTATAGAGCAGATGAAAACTTATTATCAGATTATCTTGCAAGTCAGTGGATTAAAGATTATACACTAGCAACATGTAAATTTATGTTAGGCGAAGCACGTAGTAAATTTGCACAAATTGCAGGCCCACAAGGTGGTAGTTCACTTAACGGTGATGCACTTAAAGCAGAAGCACAATCAGAATTAGAAAAACTTGAAATGGAAGTATCACAACAAGTATCCGGCGGAGCAGGATACGGATTCTTGATTGGTTAATGGATCAAGATGAACTTAAAGAAGCCTATAGGCTTTTTTGGTTAGTCAAAGGACATCTCAATACAACCGAACAAACAGTACTAAGTTCAGCAAATAGTTATTTTAAAAGACTTTGGGTTGCAGGTAGCAATGGTGCGCCATTGTACGAGTACGAAGAAGGCTTTGAAAAAGAATATCAAAAAGTACTTGACAAACAACATAATAGATAGTATTATTATACTATGCATTATGAAACAACACCTTTATTCTCTACACCTCTTCTAAAGTCACACTTAGGACCATTAGATCCTATTACACTTGCATGGCTCAAGCGTTTAGATTATCCAAATAGCGCAGTTGCTCAGTATGGTAACGAAGATCATTTGCCTGAGTCAGAAAGAGGATTTGATGTATTAAGCCAACCAAAGTTATTGAATTTACAAATTTTAATTAAACGTGCAGTAGATTATTTTGCTTATACAGTACTAGATGTTATTGACGATGTTGAATTTCAACTTACTACTAGTTGGATTAATAAAATGAACACTGGTAGTGATATAGAATTACACAATCATGCTAATGCTGTAATTAGTGGAGTATATTATCCTGATGTAGGACCAACTAGTAATCCTCTTACGTTTAAAAAGAACAGGCAACACTTGAACAGTTTTCCTGAACATATACGTCCAGATACAAAACAAAACTGGAGTCAATATACTTCAGGTGAATGGACAGTAAAACCAATGACAGGTGACGTATTAATCTTCCCTAGCCATTTAGAACATACAGTTGCTAAGAGTTTGGATAAACAAGATAGATATAGTTTGGCTTTTAATTATTTTCCAAAAGGAAGAATAGGACAAAATTCAGTTAGGACTTTTATATGAAATATCAAACCACACCGTTATTTTCAATTCCGTTATTTTATGCAAATATAGGATCAGTTAATGCTGAAACAATGACATGGATTGAAAACTTAGATTATCCAGACGAAGCGGCTGGACATGATCATACTTCAGACAAATATATTTTAAATAGTCCTCAACTATCGTCACTTAAAGAACAAATTCAAAATGCTTGTAATGTGTTTACAAAAGAAGAATTAAAAATAAATGATGATGTAGAATTTGAAATGCAAAATAGTTGGATTAATAGACATGTAAAGGATGAACAAAATACTCTACACTGGCACAGCAATGCTATGTTAAGTGGAGTATATTATATACAAAATGAACCAGATGCTGGAGATATTGTATTTCAAAAGTCACATTTATACTATAACTTATTTCATGACACAGTAAGGGTATCTTTTAAAGAACCTACACAATACAATACGAACGAATTTTATGTATCACCTAGGTCAGGCGATCTAGTGTTATTTCCAAGTCATTTGGAACATATGGTTACCCCAAATCTAACAACAACTCCACGATACAGTTTAGCATTTAATTTCTTTGCTAGGGGGACTGTCGGCGGCGGAACATCGGAACTTAAATTATGATTATAGGAATATGCGGCCTTATAGGCTGTGGCAAAGGAACAGTCGGCGACATACTAGTTGAAGAATATGGATTTACAAAACTTAGTTTTGCTGATAAATTAAAAGATGGTGTAGCAACAGTATTCAATTGGGATCGTGCTATGCTTGAAGGAGATACTGTAGAAAGCAGAGAATGGCGAGAAACACAAGATGACTTTTGGTCTAGAGAAACAGGACGCACAATTACTCCTAGACTAGTATTACAAGAGTTTGGCACTGACTGTATGCGACATGGATTTGATGACAGCATTTGGGTAAGTTTAGTTAAACAAGAACTTGTAAAATATCCTAAAAAGAACTTTGTTATTCCTGACGTAAGATTTCCTAATGAAGCAAATATGATTAAGAGCATACACGGCGAAGTATGGCGTGTAAGACGTGGACAAGATCCTGTATGGATGCGTATGTATCAAGACATTGGTGTTGAACCTAAAGATGTACATGAGTCTGAATGGCGCTGGGCAAACGTTGATTTTAATAATATTATATACAACGACTTAGGTATTGACGAACTTAAAAGTCAGGTAAAAGGTCTCCTTGTTTCCAACGAACACCTTGTTTCTGCATAATACGTTGACAGTTAGCACATATAGTTTTTAAATTTAATACTGAACAATTATCTAAGTTGCCGTCAATATGGTAAACATTGAACTGTTCAGGATGATTACTTTTAAACCCACACTTCTCACAACTGTCTTTTTTTGTATACCCACGTTGTTTCCATTTAGGAATACCATGTCTAGGACCATTACGTAAACATGTTTCGCACTTTTTTCGATAGTACGTTTTTCCGGCTTTCTTATAGTTTATAGCCGCAGGTCGTAGTTTACAATCACATAAAGGTCTCATACTGTATTTACCACACCTTTTTGGTGCCTTTTTCTGGTACTATTATAGGCAATTTAATTTCAATTCATATAAATACTACGAACACTTTTATTAAGGAGAAACACAATGGCATTATCATCACCAGGTGTTGAGGTTAAAGTAATAGACGAAAGTTTTTACACGCCCAGCGAACCAGGCACCGTACCAATGATATTTGTTGCTACCGCACAAGATAAACAAAATGGCGGCGGGACTGGAACAGCACCAGGAACAACAGCGGCAAATGCAGGTAAACCTTACTTGGTTACCTCACAAAGAGATTTAGTAGAAACATTCGGCGAACCAAAATTTTATACGGATACCAACAACAATCCGATACATGCAGGTGAACTTAATGAATATGGACTACAAGCGGCTTACTCACTATTAGGTGTAAGTAACAGAGCATATGTAGTTAGAGCAGGCATTGACCTAAGTGGGTTAACAGCAAGTGCAGAGGCTCCAACAAGTAACCCAACGAATGGCACATATTGGGTAGATACAGCAAGTAATGTATATGGTATCTTTGAATGGAATTCAGCAGGAGCAGAAACGCTCGGCGGACAATCGTTTGGATATAAAAAGCCATTAGTAATTACAGATGCAACTAGACTATTTGGCGAAGTTGCAACAGGCGCACCAAAAACGTCAGTAGGCGGAGTAGGCGAATATGCTATTACAGCGGCAAGTACACTACACAAACTATACTACAAAAATGAAAGTGGTACATGGGTTGAAGTAGGAACTGGCGCATGGAAAGCAAGTTGGGCTACAACATCAGGTGTTGCTGGTTCAACAACAACTTCAGGTTTGACTTTTACTCTTAACAGTACAACAGTAACAGCAAACGCAACAGACGCAACAGCATTGGCGGCAGTAATTAATGGTTTAGGCATTAGTGGTGTTACAGCAACAGTTGAAGCGGCTAACGATATATTAAGATTACACTCAACAGGTGTTAACATTGTACTAGCAGAAGGCACAGGCGCACTAGGCGACATGGGTCTTGTAGCAGGAACATATGCGGCACCAGCGTTGAATATTGCTCCTCATACAAGTGTTCCCGAGTTTGGTGCAAGCGATACAACTCCACGTCCAACAGGAAGTGTTTGGGCAAAGACTACTACACCAAATAAAGGTGCTAAATGGGCAATCAAAGTTTGGAATGATGCAACTAAATTATGGGACTTAAAAGATGTTCCAATTTTTAGTTCAAACCAAGCGGCTCTAGCAACACTTGATAAAGCAGGCGGCGGTTTAAATCTTGCAACATCAAGTCTTTATATTAAATCAAACGATGCTGAAGCATCTGATTTAGTAGGAAACTTTAAAGTGTACAAACGCAATTCAACAGGTGCAACAAGTATTACTTCAAGTGCAGTAACTACACAAGCATCTAGTGGTACAGCATCATTTACTCTTCAAGAGTCAATTGTAGGCAGTGCAACACTAGGAAGTGCAGTAACAATTTCACAGGCAGTTGATGGTGATGCAGGTGATGCTGATCATATTGCAGGTGCAATTAACTCAGCAGGACTTACAAATGTAAGTGCAAGTGTTGACTCACAAAACAGAGTTGTAATTTCACACTCAAAAGGTGGTGATTTTAGAATTGCTGACACAAGTGGTCACTTAGCAGAAATTGGTTTTAGTACAACAGATACTGCAAACTTATATACTGCACCAGCAGGTGATACAAGTGCAGACTTTATTGCAACTAACTGGAAAGTTTTATCAGCAACTAATAGTTCAAGTGCTCCAACTGCTTTAGCAGTAGACGGAACATTATGGTACAATAGTATTGTTGACGAAGCAGACATTATGGTACACAATGGTACAACTTGGGTAGGTTATCAAGATACGTCTAGTCCGTACTTTGCGAATGCGGCAGGTGATAAAACTGATCCAAACGGACCAATTGTAAGTGCAACAGAACCAGTAGCGGCAACAGGACAATCAGATGGAACAGCATTGAAAGATGGTGACCTTTGGATTAACACTACAAATATTGACAAGTATCCAGAAATTTATCGCTGGTCACATGCTAAACAAATTTGGGTGTTATTAGATTCAAGTGATCAAACAACATCAGATGGTGTATTGTTTGGTGATGCACGTTGGTCAACAGCAGGTTCACTTAGTAAAGAAGCAACTATTGTAGATTTACTAGCAAGTAACTTCTTAGATCCAGATGCTCCAGATCCAGCATTGTATCCAAAAGGTATGATTTTATTTAACACACGCAGAAGCGGATTTAATGTTAAGAAATTTGTACGTAACTATATTGATACAACAGGTGAAAACGGACGTCAAGCAGATGCATTAATGAATTCTTACTATCCACACAGATGGGTAACTGAGTCAGCAAATAATGCAGACGGTTCAGGTAAGTTTGGTCAATCAGCACAGAGAGCAGTTGTTGTACAAGCAATGCAATCAATGATTAACAGCAACCAAGACATTCGAGATGATGAATCAAGAGTGTTTAACTTAATGGCGGCACCAGGGTATCCAGAACTAATTGGCGAAATGATTTCACTAAACTATGACAGAGGCTTAACAGCATTTGTTGTAGGTGATTCACCAGCAACACTAGATTCAAGTGCTACATCAATTAACGAATGGGGCACAAACGTTGCTCTTGCAGTTGAAGATAACAGCGACGGTCTAGTAAGTAGAGATGAATACTTAGGTGTTTACTACCCATGGGGCTTCACAAGTGATAACGCAGGTAACAACGTTGTTGTTCCGCCAAGTCACATGATGCTAAGAACTATTGCACTAAGCGATCAAGTATCGTTTCCATGGTTTGCTCCAGCAGGAACAAGACGTGGTGGAATTACTAACGCAACAGCAACAGGGTATATTGATAACGAAGGCGAATTTGTTTCAATTGCACTAAACGAAGGACAGCGTGATACGTTGTTTGGTATTAGTGTAAACCCAATTACATTTATTACAGGCGCAGGACTTGTTTGTTTCGGTCAGAAAACAAGAGCAAGAAATGCAAGTGCATTAGATAGAGTAAACGTTGCTAGACTAGTAATTTACATGCGTAGCCAACTTAATAAACTTGCTAAGCCTTATATCTTTGAGCCAAATGATAAAATCACACGTGATGAAATCAAACAAGCGGCAGAAAGTCTAATGCTTGAGTTAGTTGGTAGTAGAGCACTATATGACTACATTGTAGTATGTGACGAATCTAACAATACTCCTAGTAGAATTGATAGAAACGAACTATACTTAGACATTGCAATTGAACCAGTTAAGGCTGTGGAATTCATTTACATTCCACTTAGACTTAAGAATACAGGAGAGATTGCAGGATTATAATTCATAAAATGAGCCCCTGAAATATGGGGCTCGTTAATGATAAATACTTGTAACAGGAGCAAAAAGATATGGCAATTTCAACACTCTCAAAAATTACAGTACCACTAGCGAGCGATAGTAGTTCATCAACACAAGGTTTGTTGATGCCGAAACTACAGTATCGCTTTAGAGTGACACTTGAGAACTTCGGTGTATCAACACCAACTACAGAATTAACAAAACAAGTTATTGATGTAACACGCCCAACAGTAAACTTTGAGGAATTAGAAATCCCAATTTACAACAGTAGAGCATACCTAGCAGGTCGTCCTACTTGGGAACCAATTACACTTAACTTGCGTGAAGATGTAAACAACAATGTACAAAAACTTGTTGGTGAACAACTTCAGAAACAGTTTGACTTTTTCGAACAGTCAAGTGCGGCATCAGGTATTGATTACAAATACACAACACGTATTGAAATCTTAGATGGTGGTAACGGAGCAAATACTCCAAACGTACTAGAAACATTTGAGTTATACGGTTGCTTTATCCAAAACGCAAACTATAACACACTAGCATACAGTTCAAACGAACCAGTAACTATTCAATTAGCAATGCGTTACGACAATGCTATCCAATCACCACAAGGTGAAGGAATTGGTACAGCAGTTGGTAGAACTATTAATAGTCTAGTAACAGGCGGCGGCGGACTATAATAAGTCTATAACATTGCCATAGTATTCAGAAGAGGGTGGCTTAGGTCACCCTTTTTTATTTTATACGCACTTTTCTTTAGAGGATAAATATTTGTATGGCGAATATACTCAACGGATTTTTAAATAATGTTTTGCAGGGTGCTTCTAACCCTAAGGGCAATCTTGGTGACTATCAACATGCCGCTAGACTATTTACAGACGACGGCATGCGTCTTGCACCAAAAACTAAATTCCTTTATCATGTTGTATTTGAATTAAGTGCAAGTGCTCAAAAAGTTATACCTCAATTAGATCAAAGACATAAACAAGAAATTAATATGCTTGTTAAGTCAGCAGATTTACCTAAGTTTAGTATTCAAACTGCAACTAAAAATATGTATAATCGTAAAAAGAATTTACAGACTAGTATTGAATATGATCCAGTGAACATTACATTCCATGATGATAATATGGGATTGACTACAACATTGATGGAAGCATATTATAGATACTACTATAGAGATGGAAATTATAGAAGCGAAGGAATTTCTCCGCCATACAATCCTCGTAATACATATCAAGGTAAAGAATTACAAAACTATCGTTATGGATTAGACAATGATCATACTGAACCTTTCTTTAATAAAATTACAATCTTTCAAATGGCAAGACATGAATACTTAGGATATACTTTAGTTAATCCGTTAATTACAGGTCTTACACACGATCAAATGGATAGTGCCGATAACAGCACACCTTCACAAAACCAAATTAGTGTAGCATACGAAGCAGTATTTTACAGTAGAGGTCCAGTAGGTGAAAACAGTCCTAAAGGATTTGCAACTGCTCATTATGATAAAACTCCTAGTCCACTAACAATAAGTGGAGGCGGTACTAGCAGTCTGTTTGGTGGCGGCGGCGTTATAGGCGGTATTAGTGATGTCCTTGGAGACATTGCTGGTGGACAATTTAATTTAGGTACTGCATTGACAGCATTTAATACATTTAAAAATGCAAAAAGTTTATCAAAAGAAGGCTTGCGAGAAGAAGGATTTAATATCTTGAAACGTACAGTTACAAATATTGGTAGAGAAGGTGTTAGTGGATTAGGTAATATTAGTATTCCAAAACAGTCAGGCAATGGCGGAACTGCTTCAACTACTTCAACAGTAGGAGGCACAGTAAATACTACTAGTGCATTATATCAAGATAAGATACTACAAGCGGCGGCAAAAAATAGTTCAAATGGCCCAGTTGGAAGTAATCAATCAAGTTTACAAGCGGAGCGTAATTCATGAGTAGTAGTTTAAAAATAACACCTGTTGATAGTTCAAACGAAACAAAAGAATTCTTCAACAAATATTTTACTGAAACAATTTCTTATAGTGCAAATCAAGTTGACTCTGTAGTAGGGTTTTTTCTTAAAAGAGGATTTGATGAAACTTCTGCAACAGGTATTGCTACAGTGCTTTTGCAACAAGCGAAAATAGATGAAGTAAATGTATTCACTTTATTAGATACTCTTAAAGGATTAACTGATGTACAAGTTAGTGGTCTAGTTGGTGAAATTGTAAATTATAATAGATCCAAAATAAGTGTTATCGGATTTAAAGTTACTGACATGGTCACGAAGCAAGAGCAACGAAACATAGTGGTGTAAACCATGGGACGTTTTGCTCAAGGAAAATATAATCTAAAAAATCCAGACAAGTATATCGGAAACAGAACTCCTACATATAGAAGTAGTTGGGAATTTGCGTTTATGAAAATGTGTGATGAACATGCTTATATTCAAGCATGGGCTAGTGAGGCAGTAAAAATTCCTTATAGAAATCCGTTAACTGGCAAGCATACAATATATGTGCCTGACTTTTTTATTGCATATGCAAATAAAGGCGGCAGTAGAAAAGTTGAAATAATAGAAGTTAAACCTGAAAATCAAACATTAAAAGAAAAACTTGGGCGTAGCAAACACAATCAAGCGGCATGGATTGTAAATCAAGCAAAATGGGAAGCCGCTAGAGCATGGTGTAAACAAAAGGGTATGTTTTTTAGAATCGTTACTGAAAAAGATATTTTCCATAGCGGCAAACGATAAATAATAGTAGCAGTTAATGGAATATTAAAATGACAAAGAAACTACAAGATTTGCTAGATTTACCAGATTCGAAAAAAATTATCGATGAAGCATCTAATCAAGAAAAGCAACAAAAGAAATACGAAGTTGCTGAGCAAAAAGAAACTATGCGTGATATAGCAGAGTTTGATAAGATTGCTAGTGCGTTGCCTAGTGTCAAAGGACTAGGCGAAAAAGCAGATAGTGAATTGAATGAAATTGCAGATAAAGCACTACAAAGTTATGAAGATTTAATGGATCTTGGTATGAATGTAGAAAGTAGATATAGCGGTAGAGTATTTGAAGTAGCAGGATCTATGCTTAAGACATCATTAGATGCAAAAGTTGCAAAAATGGATAAAAAATTAAAGATGATCGATTTACAACTTAAAAAAGAAAAACAAGATAAAGATCAACCCATAGAAGACGCTGGTATTGTAAACGGGCATGGCGCTATTGTCACTGATAGGAACAGTCTATTAGCGAGATTAAAAGATATGGATAAAGATAAATAGTAATAGAGGATAACCGTCATGAAAACATTTACACAAATATTAACAGAGTCTAAAAAGACTTATGAATTTAAAATTGGTCTTGCAGGCGATATGGCAGAAGGATTTCAAGATAAACTTGAAACTGCTCTTAAAAAGTTTGATGTTGTATCAATGTCAAATGGCAAGAAAACACCTATACAAGAAAGACCACTAGATTTTCCACAGTTGCAAAACATGGAAGTTACATACTATGATGCAGAAGTAGGATATCCAACTACTCCGCAAGTATTACAAGATTATATTTGTAAGTGTTGTGAATGTGACCAAAGTTATATTATTGTAAGAAATGCTAACGATCCTAGAGAAGAATACCAAGCACCAAAAAATAGCGAACCTTACGAAACAAGACTTGATACTTTAGAGATGGAACAAGCAGATCCAAAAGCACAAGATAGTGTTGCTGGTAACAGAGTAATGGATTTACTCAAAGAGTTAGAAGTAGCACGTAAAGAACGTAATACAGATCCAATGGAAGCGGCGCCGCAAGGCACAAGCAAAGACATTGATGATTCAGAAAATACTAAAGCAGTTGTAGGAGGCTAATATGAAAGATCTATTACAAAAATTAACGGACCTAGAGAACACTTTAGATTCAATGGACCCAACACCAAAAGAAGTTAAGCAAATTAATGAAGCGGCTTCAATGAGTATTAATATGTCAGGTGAAACAGCAGATGATGTTGCACGCCTAGTACAAATTATGCGTGACGGCGGAGCACCAGATGCAGGCGAAATGAAGCCAGACATGATGCCACCAATGGGACCACCAGATATGGGTAAGATGCGTGACCTAGTTAAAATGGCACCACCAATTGACATGGACGGAATGGACGGACCACCAGATATGCCAGGCATGGACAAAGGTGATGACAAAGATGCTATTATGGGCATGGATATGGAAGATGACGTAGAAGAAGCAGGCTACGACAACTCACCAGAAGAAGATTATAAAGATCATAACTATATGACTAAAGATTTATCAGGCGGTATTAACCGTGAGAAGAAAGCATATGCGGCCGCTCAAGCCGGCGATAATGCAATGGCTGTAGAAGAATTACAATCAGCATTACGTGATGCACTTATGTCTAAAATGGCAGAAACAGATGAAGTAGTTGAAGCAGAAGAAGATGACTTTGACGAATCAGGATGTGTAGGCGAAATGAAAAAACTTATGGCAAGCGGCTGTACTAAAACAGAAATGTTCCAAAAAGTACAAGACGGATACGGTTGCGGTAAAGGTAAATTCGAAAAACTATTCGCGGCACACTGCGGCTAATCCCCCCAAACTATTCAATAGGACCTTCGGGTCCTATTTTTTTCGGTAAATATTACTATGAGCAAATCACTTGACGGCGTATTAATTAAAAAAGCCAATAAACGAGAAACATTTACTAATGATCAAGTAGAGGCGTTACTTAAATGTAGCGACACGAAACTTGGGTACGACTACTTTGCTCGTAACTTTGCATACATACAACACCCTGTTAAAGGTAAACTTTTGTTTGATCCATTTGAATATCAAGAACGTTTATTACAAAGTTATCACGATTATAGATTTAATATTAACATGTTGCCAAGACAAACAGGAAAGACAACCTGTGCGGCAATTTACTTATTATGGTATGCTATGTTTGTACCAGATCAAACCATTCTTATTGCGGCACACAAATATACAGGCGCACAAGAAATTATGCAACGTATTCGTTATGGATATGAAATGTGTCCAGATCATATTAGAGCAGGGGTTACAAACTATAACAAAGGTAGCATTGAATTTGAAAACGGAAGTAGAATTGTAAGTGCTACTACAACAGGAAACACAGGACGTGGTATGTCCATATCATTACTATACTGTGACGAGTTTGCATTTGTACAACCTAATGTTGCCACAGACTTTTGGACATCAATATCACCTACACTAGCAACAGGTGGTCGTGCTATTCTTACATCAACACCTAACTCGGATGAAGATACATTTGCTACTATATGGAAACAAGCAGAAGATAAGTTTGATGAACATGGCAACGAAAACGAATTAGGTAAAAACGGATTTCATAGTTTTCGTAGTTATTGGCAAGAGCATCCTGATAGAGATGACGAATGGAAAAGAGAAGAACTAGGACGTATTGGTGAAGAAAGATTCAAGCGTGAGTACGATTGCGAATTCTTAGTATATGATGAAACCTTAATTAACTCAATTAAATTAGCCACACTAGAAGGTGACACTCCTATTATTAATATGGGACAAACACGTTGGTATAAAAAACCTAGTCGAGAGTTTACATACGCAGTTGCACTTGATCCTAGTATGGGTACAGGTGGAGACAATGCGGCTATCCAAGTATTTGAATTACCTAGTTACGAACAGGTAGCAGAATGGCAACACAATACTACAGCAATACCTGCACAAATTAGAATAATGACAGATATATGTAAGCATATTGAACAAGAAACTGGCGATGCAAGTACTATCTATTGGAGTGTTGAGAACAACGGATTAGGAGAAGCCGCACTTATTGTTATTAATGACTTTGGTGAAGAGAATATACCCGGATTATTTGTAAGTGAACCTATTAGAAAAGGGCATGTACGTAAGTTCCGTAAAGGATTTAATACTACACATGGTACCAAAGTAACAGCATGTAGTCGACTAAAGACCATGGTCGAAAACGATAAAATGATACTGCATAGTAAGCCTATGATAAGTGAACTTAAAAATTATGTAGCCACAGGGTCAAGTTATAATGCAAAACTAGGTCAAACAGACGATTTAATTAGTGCAACGCTATTAGCACTTAGAATGATGGATGTATTGAAGGATTGGGATCCTAGAATCTATGATACGTTTAATCAGTCAGATCAGCACGGAGATTATGTAGAACCAATGCCAATCTTCGTTAGTAACAATTATTGATAAATATTAACATGAAAGACTTAGACAAAATTGGCGAAGAACTGTTTTCTAAACTACGTGGTAGATTTAAAAACATTCAAATCGGAAATCAAGAAGGTGCAGTTACAAATGTACCTGGACAATCTCGCTTTTACGACTTTGCATACGGCAATCAAGGCGGCAAAGTAAGTGTTAGTTTAGATGAAGAAAGTATTGTAGTAATGTACAGTGAGAAACTTTTTTCTGAAAACGATGCAAGTAATAAGAAAGAATGGTACGATTTTCTAAAAGAAATGAGAGTATTTGCCAAGAAAAGAATGTTAAATTTTGAAGTAAGAGACATACAAAAGTCAAACTTAGAAAAGAGAGATTACAAATTCTTATCTAATAAGAACGGAGATAACACCATGACAGAATCAACAATGTACGGAACTAGCAAAACTAGTTACCAGAATATATCAGATGCAAGAATTTGTGTGAAACACAGTGAAAGCATAAACCAAGAATTAGTAGGCGGACGATCACAAAAGATTGGAAGCATTTACATTGAAAGTGCAAACGGCGAACGTTTTAAATATCCATACAAACATTTAAACGGTGCAAGAGCAATGGCAAGACATGTAGCAGAAGGTGGCAACATGTACGATGACTTTGGTAAACACATTGTTGGGTTATCAGAAGAAATGAATAAACTACGTAAGTTCAAAACATATATGTCAAGAAGCAGTGTCATGGCTGAAGGTCTTGCAGGATATATGGATGTTGTTAACGAGCGTCTCGAAGCAGTTAAGAGTACAGTAGCAAAACTTCAAAACAAATCACACTACACAGAAGCAACAACAAACTTTACAAGTGTTGTACTTGAAGAAGTACCAGAAGATGTAGCAACTGATTGGACTGCACAACTTACTATTAAACAGTTCAATGAAGAACTAAAAAGTGTGTTCCCGTACATATATAAACTTGTAAGCGAGGCAAATGCAGTGAAAGAATTAGGACCAGAAGATTTATTAGGTGAAGCAGAAGATGACAACAAGCAAGATAACGGATCAGATAAAATGGACGTTACTGACGCTGATAAAAAAGCAAATACACCTGCATATCAAAAAATGAAAGCAGGAGACAAACGCTATAACGATAAGACTACAAAAGAAGAATCAGCAATTCCATCAGAAGCAGACATTGATGCAGGCTTTGATGAAATGATGGGTCAGTTTAGCGAAAAAGCAAAACCAGACTTTTTAGATATGGATGGCGATGGCGACAAAGAAGAGCCAATGAAAAAAGCAATCGATGATAAAGAAGATGGCGACGAAGACGAAACAGATGAAGGTAATGCATACGCACAAGCAGTACGTAAAGCAAAAATGGACGGTAAGAAAAAAGGTGATAAAATAGATCATCCAGATAGTGACGAAGATGATATTACACTTGAAAAAGACCAAAACATACCGTTACCAGAAAAGATTTTATCATTGTTTGATAGAGAAGAAGGATCATTTCCAAAAGGCGAAACAGCAGTACTAACTATGGTTGAAAAAGACTATGGTGAGCAGTATATTGAGCCAGCAAAGCAATTTATTGAAAAAATACTTAGTAAGTATGAATCAGTAATGACTGGTCCAGCAGTACAAGAGATGGAAGCAGAGCATGAGCCAGAGAAGATTACACTGGCTGTAACAGCAGATATTGAAGCAATGAAAAGAGCGGCAGGCATAGGCGAGAGCGAAAGACCTGCTTCGAACACAAAATTAGACGTTAGTCAAAACGATCTTTACAAATTAGCAGGGCTATAATAGTCCTGTTATAAGTTTTATTTCTTTTTCTTAAAAAAAGACTTGACAAAGTTTGTAAAACAGTATATAATAATAACTGTGCTACAAACAAAGGCACAAAGGCTATAAGGCAATTACATAGGAGGCATTTATTATGGCATCATTAGCAGAAATCAGAGCAAAACTGAAATCTCAAGAAACGAACACTGGCGGACAACGCAGTGGCGGCGGCGACAACGCAATTTACCCATTTTGGAATATGCAAGAAGGACAGAGTGCAACACTCCGTTTCCTTCCTGATGGTAACGCAGATAATACGTTTTTCTGGACAGAAAGACTTATGATCAAATTACCTTTTCCAAGCATTAAAGGTGAACCAGGCAGTAAGCCTGTACAAGTACAAGTTCCATGTATGGAAATGTATGGCGAAACATGTACTATTCTTAACGAAGTACGTGGTTGGTTTAAAGATCCATCATTAGAAGATATGGGTCGTAAGTATTGGAAGAAGCGTTCATACGTATTCCAAGGCTTTGTAACTGAAAACCCAATTGGAGAAGATGCTACTCCAGAAAATCCAATTAGACGTTTTATTATTGGTCCACAGATTTTTCAAATCATTAAGCAGGCGCTTATGGATCCAGACATGGAAGAATTACCAACAGATTATACTGCTGGTGTAGACTTCCGTCTTAACAAAACATCTAAAGGTGGTTATGCTGATTACTCAACATCAAGTTGGGCTCGTAGAGAGCGTCCACTTGTTGATGCAGAAATGAATGCTGTAAACACAAACGGGTTGTTTAATCTAGGTGATTTCCTTCCTAAGAAGCCAGACGAGATTGGCGTAAAGGTAATGCAAGAGATGTTCGAAGCATCTGTTGACGGACAACCTTATGATGCAGATCGTTGGTCACAGTACTTCCGTCCAAGCGGGATGCAAGCACGTACAGGTGATCCAATGGTGGCGGCAAGCCCACAAGCAACCGCAGTAAGTCAAAGTGCTCCAGTAGCACCTACACCGGCACCAGAAGCGGCACCTGCTCCAGTAGCAGAAGCAACTCCTGCGGCACCGGCGACTGAAACTGCACCTGCAGACGGCAATGGCGCACAAGATATTCTAGCAATGATTAGAAATCGTCAAGCACAATAATCAACATAATGTAGGGGATTAATTTCCCCTACACTTTGGCTTAACAAGGAGTAACTATGGCTAAATCGTTCGACGTTAGTAAGTTCCGTAAGGACTTAACTAAAAGCATCTCAGGCATGAGTAGCGGCTTTAATGATCCTACAGATTGGATCTCAACAGGCTCATATGCACTTAACTATCTTATTAGTGGCGACTTCCACAAAGGTGTTCCACTAGGTAAGGTAACTGTATTTGCAGGTGAATCAGGCGCAGGTAAATCTTACTTTTGTTCTGGTAACATTGTAAAACACGCACAAGACCAAGGCATCTTTGTAGTACTAATTGACTCAGAGAATGCACTTGATGAAAGTTGGCTACAAGCATTAGATGTAGACACATCAGAAGAAAAACTACTAAAACTTAACATGAGTATGATTGATGATGTTGCTAAAACAGTATCAACATTTGTAGCAGACTATAAAGCAATGCCAGAGGAAGATCGTCCTAAAGTATTATTTGTAGTTGACTCATTAGGTATGTTATTAACACCTACAGACGTAGATCAGTTTAACAAAGGTGATATGAAAGGTGATATGGGTCGTAAGCCTAAGCAATTGACTGCACTTGTTCGTAACACAGTTAACATGATTGGTTCACTTAATGTAGGACTAGTATGTACTAACCACACATATGCATCACAGGATATGTTTGATCCAGATGACAAGATTAGTGGTGGACAAGGTTTTGTTTATGCATCAAGTATTGTTGTTGCAATGAAGAAAATGAAACTTAAAGAAGACGAGGCTGGTAACAAGATTTCAGAAGTACGTGGTATACGTGCAGGCTGTAAAGTTATGAAAACTCGTTATGCAAAACCGTTTGAAGGTGTACAAGTAAAGATCCCATACGAAACAGGTATGAATCCTTACAGTGGTCTTATTGAATTATTTGAGAAAAAAGGCTTGTTAGAGAAGCAAGGCAACAGACTCAAGTATGTTGATCTAAACGGAGAAGAACATATTGATTATCGTAAAGCATGGATGGTAGGTGATAAACTTGATTTGATTATGTCGGAATATGCAGACAAAACAGCACCTTTGGTAAATACCGAGGAAGATGATGTAGAAGAAGCATTAACTGATAATCAAATTGAGGAAACAGCCGCACATGAATGAAGAACAAATACAGGAAGTTTGGACCTTATTTAAAGAATATTTAGATAAGAAACATGTAGAGACTGCCGCAGAACGCTATGTTGATTTATTAGCAGACTACGGCACAGACGATCACGTGTTAATAGAGTCTATGGGATCGTGTACAATACTAGACAATGCAATAAAGTATTATCTAGATGATGATGAAGAAGTACACGACGACGAAGATGGATATGATTGGGAAGAATAATGTGGTATAGTGAAGTATCTAGAAACATAAACAAAATACCAGATGCGATTGCATACTTTGAAGCAGAATTAAATGATGCAAAGAATGAAGTCAAATTAACTGGTAACGTTGAACGTGCTTCTAGTGCTATGCCTGGTTTAGTTGAGCATCGTTTTAATCAATTACAAGAGATCGAAGCGATACTCAATTACCTTAATATTGAACTACGTAGATTACGTAGTGCTTATTTTAAAAAATATCTTGAAAACTATCAACGTGCTTTGTCTAGTAGAGATGTTGATAGATATGTTGACGGCGAAGCAGATGTTGTTGACTATGAAAAAATTATAAATGAATTCGCCCTCATGCGTAATAAATGGTTAGGAGTCTTAAAAGGCCTTGATCAAAAGCAATGGCAGATAACTAATATTGTAAAGTTAAGAGTTGCTGGCATGGAGGACGCATCCGTTTAATGTATACATTTGTTACTAGCCTAAACAAGGCATATTGGAATTCAACTTCCAAAGTTAATATTAATAGTTGGGTAGAATGTTTACCAGAAGATGTAAACATTGTAATTTACAGTGAAGAAGACATTGACATTGGCATCTTTCCAGAGCCACGTGTAAGTTTAAAGCCATTGTATGATTGTAAACCTTTGCTAGAATTTATTAATAAACATAAAGAAGATCCACACTATAATGGTCAAGTTGGTCGTAAGTTAGAAGGCAGTAGTAAGTCTTTTAAATGGCAAGGTATTAAGTTTGCACATAAAACTTTTGCTATATTTGAAGAAGCAAAACTACACGACAGTGGTAAACTGTTTTGGTTAGATGCTGACGTGCTTATGCACAATATGATTGATCATAAATGGTTAGATAATTTATTGCCAGACAATAAAGCAATTAGTTACCTAGGCAGACCTGCAGAATATGATGAATGCGGATTAATGGGATATAATTTAAACACACAATTTGCTAAAGATTTTCTTACAAGTTTTGAAAACCAATACACGGGTGGATTAGAACACTTAAGAGAAACTCACGACAGTTGGGTATTTTATCAATTACGACTAGGTTTTGAAGATCAAAGTCCGTTCCTTAATTTAAATCCAACACCAAAAGATAATAAAAGTCCTTTTAATAATAGTGGAATTAATAGTCATATGGTACACACAAAAGGAAAAAGTAAAGAACGTTTACAACAAAAATTCTTAAAAAGATTTGCATTAGCAAAAGAACGGGCATTGAGAGAAAAGCATGGAACTTGAAGCACACCTAGGCGGACACCAGGGTAAAACACATACTGATGAAGGAACACTTCGTTGGGCAATAGATAAACTAAAAGTAAAATCAATGTTAGATGTTGGCTGTGGACCAGGCGGTATGGTTGAACTTGCAAATAGTTTAGATGTTGATGCATACGGAGTTGATGGCGACTATACTCTTGAACGTTATAACGAATCTAAATTTATCATACACGACTTTACTAAAGGACCAGCGCCAGTAGGTGGAAGTTACGACTTAGCATGGAGTGTTGAATTTGTTGAACATGTGTACGAAGAATACATTCCTAATTATATTCAAGCAATGCAAAAATGTAAATTTTTAATTATGACTTATGCTCCTGTTGGACACGGTGGCCATCATCATGTAAACGAAAATACACAAGACTATTGGATTCAAACAATGTCTGATTATGGGTTTAAATATCTTGAAGATCTAACGTTAGAAATGCGTAGACACTCTACTATGGGTAGCAAGAAGAAACATAAATTTTTAGCACGAACAGGATTACTTTTTAAAAATGAACGTAGTAGCAATTAAAGAACTACTATGGAGTTGGCATCCATTACCAACCAACTGGACTGTTGTACCATATGCTGATAAGGCAACTATTAACAGTGCAGATGTACTTGTACAATCAAACCAATCAGGAAGTAAAAAAGAACGCAAACTCGGCCACATATATAACTATGTGAAAGATTGTGGAAAGCCTTATATTGTAACAGAAAGTGCAGTCTTTAGAAAAAATATGGCAGACCCAGATCCAGGTAAGCCAGGAAAAACATATCATCGATTTAGTTGGACAAGTTATTTTAGAGACGAAGGTGACTATTGTAATGCTAACAGTCCTAGTGATAGATGGGAACAAGTTCAAAAAGATCAAGACTTAGTTGTTAAAGATTGGCGCACTAAAGGTGACTATGTCTTAGTAATGTTACAGCGTCCGGGCGATAGTAGTTTAGTAAACCTACTTAAAAAGCACGGAAGTTATGAAGGATTTGTTACACATACACTAAATGAAATAAAAAAGTATACTGATAGACCTATACGAGTACGTATGCATCCATCACGTATAGATAGACAACAAAAAATATTAAAAGACTTTGATGTACAATTAAGTGACAACTTACAAGGCGCAGGATTATTATCAGGCGGCGCAGGACTACAAGCAGACTTTGATAATGCGTGGTGTGTAGTAGGTTTTAATTCAAACGGACTTACTGAAAGTATAATGGAAGGCATCCCAACATTTAGTATGTGTCCTAGTTCAATGGCGTGGGATTGTAGTAATAAAGATTTAGCAAACATTGAAAACCCAGAAATGTTTGAGAGACAACAGTGGTTAAATAATTTAGCATACTGCCAGTGGCGCGAAGACGAATGCCTAGCAGGATTGCCGTGGGAACATTTAAGGAAAAGATATGCCTAAGAATAAATTTGCAGATATAACAATACATCCTAATAGTGCTAAACTAAGTGCTGGTAATTTTAAAGTAGAAAAAAGTGCATGGCACAAAGGCGATGTAAATTATTTTCCTGCTAAGAAAGAACAGTTTGCAGACTTAGATGCAATGGCAAAAGAGTTTATATTTAAAGGATATGGTCCTGATACACCTATGTTTAGTAACGACGATACAGTAGTTACTATGGGTAGTTGCTTTGCAGATAGATTACGTAATTGGTTAAATGCAAACGGTAAAGGCACTAGTTATATTAATGTACCTGAAGGACTTAATAATAGTTTTGCTGTAAGACAATATTTAGAGTGGGCGTTAACAGGCGACAGAAGTACTGATGCATATTGGTACGATAATGACAAGACACTAGGTGCATTTCAATGGCAACCGGACCAAGAACAACAAAAATTGTTACAACATTTCAAAGAAGTTAGTGCAGTTGTTGTTACATTTGGACTAGGCGAAGTATGGAAAGACGTAGAAACAAACAACGTATTTTGGAGAGGTGTACCTGCAAAAAGTTACGATCCTGCAAAACATAAATGTGTATCTAGTACAGTACAAGAAAATGTAGATAATATGAAACGCATTGTTGAACTTATCAAGACATATGCAGGTGCAGATAAAACTGTAATCTTTACACTAAGTCCAGTACCTCTAAATGCAACATTCAGCAACCGACCTACAATGGTAAGTGACTGTGTTAGTAAAAGTATCTTACGTGTAAGTTTAGACCAGTTCTTTAATGAAAACAAGCACAATAATATTCATTACTGGCCTAGTTTTGAAATGGTACGTTGGGTAGGCGCACATACAGATATTCCTACACTGTTTGAAGATAATACAACAAGACATGTTAATAATGATATTGTAAAAATTATTATTGAAAACTTTGTTGCTAAATTTTTTAAGTAAACAAACTATCTAAGTAACTTTGTTCTATTACTTTATCTTCTTTAAAGTATAAATTAATTACATCATATAACTTATCTGAGTCTTTAAATTTAGTTGCAACGTCATGACTGCCATATGTAACTAACTTATTAATATTTGGATTATTAGGAATAAGGTCCATGTGTTTAGTTTCATATCCTTTGTGTCCTGATATAAACGTGTAGTCGATCCAGGGTAAGAATTTTAAATGCGGATGTTTATATTTTTTAATATCTTTCCTATATCTATGCCAACGCTTCTCCCAAGGAACGATTGTAGGATCAACACTGTACTGGGGAGCAAATCCTAATACTTTGTTAACGTTATGTAATAAACTAAAAATTGTTGCGTTGTAGGCACCCATGCTATTACCAATAGCATAAACTTTATCAGTTTTAATGTGCTTAACAATTTCTTTATGATCAATATTATTGAACCAACTTCTAGTTTCATCTAATACCCATATTACATTGTAACCGTGATTTTTTAGATTGTAAAACTCTAAGTTTGTGCCTTGTAGTGTATTACCTACACCACTAAAACTTATAACAGTATGCTTACTACCAGTGTATAAACTTTTAATCTGTGCCATAATATTATTTACCGATTAACTACGCACATAAATATCTACATGGACGTAGTATTAGTTACAGGAGGGTTTGACCCTCTACACTCAGGACATATTGAGTATTTCAAAGAAGCACGTAAACTCGGTGGTAAATTAATCGTCGGATTAAATAGTGATGATTGGCTAACTCGTAAAAAAGGTAGGCCTTTTATGCAGTTTAAAGATAGGATTGCAATTATAAAAGAACTAAGCATTGTTGACGATGTTATTAGTTTTGATGATTCCGACGATAGTGCATGTGGAGCAATTTACAAAGCACTAGCAACACATGGCAGTGGTACAAAAGTTATTTTCGCCAATGGCGGAGATAGAACAAATACTACTACTCCTGAATACAAAACATATGGCGATCTGCCTTATTGTGATTTTGTATTTGGAGTAGGTGGTGACAATAAGATGAATTCAAGCAGTTGGATCTTAGACGAATGGAAAACACAAAAGACCGAACGTAATTGGGGATATTGGAGAGTGTTAGATCATAAACCAGAAAAGGGTTATAAGGTAAAAGAACTTGTAATCTATCCCGGAAAAAGTTTAAGTGATCAAAAACATTTCAAACGATCAGAACAATGGATTGTATTAGAAGGCGAAGTTGATATGAAGACTGAATGGAACGGAAACGTATCATCACTAAAATTAATACCGCACGGAATGCCTTATGAAATTGGCAAAGAAGTTTGGCATCTACCATCTAATAGCGGAACAGAAAATGCACACATCCTTGAGATACAATGGGGTAGTGAGTGCATTGAAGAAGATATAGAAAGAAGAGATTAATGAAAGTATTTGTAGGATACGACACTAGAGAAGATATTGCATATCAAGTATGTAAGCACAGTATCTTGACTAAACAACCAGATGCTGATGTACGTCCATTGAAGCAAAAAGAATTAAGAGAAGCAGGATGGTATAATCGTCCTATTGATAAACTAGCATCAACTGAATTTACTTTTACACGTTTTCTTATTCCTGAACTTACTAACTTTAAAGGATGGGCAGTGTTTATGGATTGCGACATGATCCTTACAACAGACATTAAAGAACTATTTGATCAAGCGGATGACAAGTATGCTGTTATGTGTGTGCAACATGATTACAAAGTTAAAGAAGAATTTAAAATGGATGGACAAAAACAAACTATCTATCCACGCAAGAATTGGTCAAGTGTAATGTTATTTAATTGCGGACATCCTAGCAATGCTACCCTTACACAAGACTTAGTAAACAGTCCAGAAATTAACGGAGCATACTTACATCGCTTTAGTTGGTTAAAGGACGAAGAAGTCGGTAAATTAGATCATACATGGAACTATCTAGTTGGTGTGTATGACGATATCGAAACACCAAAGTTAATACATTATACAGAAGGAGGACCGTGGTTCGAAAATTACAGGAACTGCGAATTTCACAAATTATGGAAGCAAGAACTAAAATCAATGATGGAAGTGTAATTAATCATTTAGCAATTGACCCTCATGACGGTATAGTATTATGCTGGCAACAAGGAACAAAAGCACACTGGTTAGATAATTGGAAACATTTAAGAAACTGGCCTATTGACAGACCAGTAGCGTTTAGAGGTATGACTGGTCGTAAGATTGTTGCTGAATGTAAAAAAACAGGACGCGATTATTTTTATATCGATACAGGATATTTAGGTAATAGACAAAAGCGTAAGTTATATCATCGTGTAGTACTCAACGGAATGCAACACAGCAATTATGTTGAAGTACCCGACGACCGTTGGAAAAAATTAGACTACGATAGTAAAACAATGAACATTAATTTTCCTGGTTGGAAAAGAGATGGTAAAGCAATACTAATTGTTACACCTAGTGAAAAACCATGTAAGTTCTATGGAATTAAAAGAGATGATTGGGTCAATGAAACTGTTGCAACTATTAAAGAAAATACAGACCGTCCTATAATTATTAGAGACAAAGGACTACGTCGAGAACGTATTGGTGACGGAAGTTTATATAATCAACTAGACGAAGATAAAATTTTTGCAGTAGTAACTTACAATAGTATTGCGGCAACTGAAGCAGTAGGATATGGTGTTCCTGCATTTACATCAGCGCCGGGTGCGGCAGATATGTTGTGTGAAAAGGACTTTAGTAAGATCGAAACTCCTCGTTACGAAGACGATTATACAGTACGCAAATGGCAACATTGGTTAGCATACTGTCAATTTAGAGTTGAAGAAATGTCATCTGGACATGCATTAGACGTTATAGAAAAGTGGGATATAAGATGAGTCAGTTGTCAGTTGCTTCATACTTAATGGGTATTCCACCAGGTAATTCAAATCCTGAAAAACCTAAAATTATCCATAACTTTATTAAAGGAGTAAATGCATGTGGCGATAAAGGTGCTGTTGTTACAGGCTGGCATCCTATGAATACCGATGTTGGTGTTATACAAGGCTTTGTACATCCTGGAAGTAAAGACACTAGACACTTACGTTTACGTAAGGGAGTATTTGACAATCAAATTAATAGAGGCAAGCGTTGTATGATTGTAGATGCTAATTTATTTTTAGCATATGATCGTGGTAATAAACACGGATATTTAAGATATAGTTATGACGGTATTTTTCCTACTACAGGTGAATATTGTTACGATGCACCTGATCCTAATCGTTGGGCAAGGATGCAAACTCAATTAGGAATTAAAGTCAAACCTTGGAACCTTGATAACGGACCTACTGTACTAATTTGTTGTCAACGTGACGGCGGATGGAGTATGGATGAGCAACAAGTAGTTCCTTGGTTAGTGCGAACTATTAATGAGATTAGACATCATACTGACAGACAAATTATTATTAGATTTCATCCCGGCGATAAAAAGAAAAGAGATCATATACGCAATTTAGCAAAATATAAAATATCCAAAATACGTATAAGTTCCAATGAAGATATTATGCAAGACTTTGCTATTGCAAAATGTGTAGTAAATTATAACAGTAGTCCTGCTATTGTAAGTGCTATTGAAGGAATACCAACTATACAATTAGATGCAAATAGAAGTCAAGCCGGCGGAGTAGTTCATACAAATTTTGAGGCAATTGAAAATCCACAAATGTTTGATAGAGACCCTTGGTTAAATAAATTAGCACAGTGCCATTGGACATTAGACGAATTAGCAACAGGAGAAGCCTGGCGCCATTTGCGTAGATGGGCAGTAAAGGAATAATATGAAAATTACAGCAGTAACAACATTTCATGCAGAAGGCATGTTGACATACGGCCAACGTTTAATTGACAGTTGGCAAGAGAAAGTAGATCCATCAATTACACTATTAGTATATGCTGAAGATTGTGTTCCGGAGACAAACGGAACCAATGTTGAACTACTAGATGCAACAGTCTGTTTACCGAAACTTACTGCATTTAAAAAGAAATGGGGCAATGTACCTAAGGCAAATGGTAAGTGTCCATTTCCAGAAAAGCGTCCAAGAGATTATCATAAAGAATTTAAATGGGACGCAGTACGTTTTGCTAACAAGGTATATGCAGTATTTGATGCATGTGAAACAGAAGATACAGATTATGTAGTTTGGGTTGACGGAGATACTTATGTACACAGTCCGTGGAGTTATGAAGATTTTGCTAGGCTATTACCTAAAGAAAGTTGGCTAACATATGTTGGTAGAGGACAAGGATCACAAACATGGCCTGAATGTGGGTTCTATGGTCTTAACGTTCAAGATAAACAATGTCGAAAATTTTTAGCAGACTTTGAAGAAGCATACGACGATGCTGAAGGTCCTAACGGAATTTTCAAGATGGCAGAGTGGCATGACAGTTATGTGTTTGGAGAAATACTTAATAAACATAAAAACTACAACCCACGAGTATTAGATTACAGTGCAACAATCTACGTTAAAACTGCTAAAACAGGTGGTGGCGGTCATCCGCTAATTAATACTGAACTTGGCAGATGGATAGATCACATGAAAGGTGGTCGCAAACACGATGGACATAGTAAGCGTAAAGACTTAATGAGTCATCGGAAAGAAGCATATTGGAATGAAATTTAGCCTTTGGACTAATTATGGCGCACTTAATAGCAAGCCTATTTTTTCTGCTTTTGAGCGCAGTCTTTTGGATCGCAAGCATACTGTTGTATATAATGATAATGATGCCGATGTTAATGTTATTTGGAGTGTACTATGGAATGGTAGAATGGCTCCAAACCAAGCAATTTGGGAACAGAAAAAACCAACAATAGTATTAGAAGTTGGCGGGATCAAACGCGGAACTACATGGAAAGTTGGACTAAATGGCATTAATAGAGATGCTTACTTTGGTCCTAGTGGCAACGATAATACTCGTGTCAATGAACTAGGACTTAAACTAAAACCGTGGAAGTATAACGGTGAATATATTCTTATAGCAGGCCAACACGAAAAAAGTTTACAATGGCAAGATATGCCTCGCATGAGTCAATGGGTAATGGATACTATACAATTTATTAGAGCCCAAACGAAGCGTCCTATCATATTTAGACCACATCCACGCTGTCCTCTACCGGCTATTGAACACGAATTTAAAGACGTAAAAAGACAAGATCCCTTACAAATTAAAGGGTCATATGACGACTTTGATATGCAATTTAATAACATATGGGCTACTGTAAGTTGGTCAAGTAACCCAGGTATACACAGTGTAATCAACGGTGTGCCTGCATTTACTGGCCCAAGTAGTTTAGCATTTGATGTTGCAGAACAAAATTTACATAACATTGAAAACCCTCTGTATAGTGATCGAACACAATGGCTTAACGATTACGCACATACTGAATATACCGTTGAAGAAATTTCTAAAGGAATCCCACTTAAACACTTGACTTCTAAGTTATAATATAGTATAATGTAAACATGAAGTTAGAAACAGTTGAAGATTATCTTGAAGTTCTGGCTGGATTTCAAGGTGATACAAAAATTAAAATTGAAAGTACTGATTGCACTATTCTTTATAGTATTGCAAAACAAGTCTTTAGAGGTAAAGCACTTACTGATAGACAACTTGATGTTGTATGCTTAAAACTTAATCAGTATAGCGATCAATTTACTACTGCGGGATATATTAACTTAGGAGATGTTGTTAGTATGCAGTCTACAAGACAACCATTAAGATCAGTTGATCGTTCTCAATGGATTAGAATTGTAGATAAGCCTGTTATGAATAAACCACAATTTGTATCTTCAAGATTAAAAAAAGCCACCGAACCTGAACCAAGTAAAGATTCCTATGTTGCTATTAGATTTCCTTTCAGTAAAAAAATAATTATGCTAATTGAAACTCTTGCTTATAAGCATAGACAGGGATACTATCATGAAAAAGGAACGCACATACATTATTTTAAAATAACTGAAAATACTTTGTATGATATTGTAAAAGCATTTGAAAATAAAAATTATGATATTGATTCTGAAATTTTAGAATACGTAGAACAAATTAAAGATATTAAAAACAATCCAAAAGATTATGTTCCTGGAGTATATGATTTAGAATTAAAAAATACAACAACTTCTTTGAACAAAAAAATTACTAATCATCTTGGTGAATTATCTGCTCAAAATGTTTATCTATACAAAGATAGATCATTGCTATATGGATTAACTCACTTTGACGATATACATACACATACTAATAGTAAGTCAATTCTTACCCAAAGAATTATTAAAAGAATTGAACCTAGTATTTTTATTTCCCAAAACGAATGGCACTTTGATGCAGTTGTATCTTCAGTTGTTGAATTAAAACGTTTTCCTTTATTGATAGTATTACCTGATACAAATATATTAGATCATCTTTCAAAAACATATAATAGTTTTAAAGGATTTATTAAGCCTGATAAAATTTCAGTAATGTTTAGATTAGACAACAAAACAGACAAAGAATTTAATCAATATATAAAAGACCATAACCTAAATAATTCTCTTGCAAAAGATACACAAGTAGTGTATATTAGTAGTAGTAAGAAGTTTCCAAAACCTCTTTTTAATTCAGATTGGCAAATGGAGTCAGTGTTGTTTTTAGAAAGTATTAGAAATACAAAATTAGAACACTATCTTGTTAGCGATTTAATTATTCATTATGACGAGATAGAATCACAGTTTGGAACTTATACTAAAGGAACTGGGACGATACAAAAAATATGAGTACATGTAAACTTATAATTGAAGACGAAGTAAACATTAAACTAGAAGGTCTTGATGTAGATATTCGACGCAAACTTAGTAATGCACTAAAGTTTGAAGTACCATATGCACGTTATATGCCACAATATAAACTAGGACGCTGGGATGGTAAGGTTGCTTTCTTTGGCTTAGGAGGTACAGGATATGTTAATCATCTTGGTATAGTTAGCGAAGTACTAGAAAAGTATAACGTACAAATAGTCGACATTGAAGATAGAAGACATCCAATTGATTTAAAATTTACTCCAGTTACAGAACGCTATTGGGCAGACCAAGGTGTTGTGTGGCCGGAAGGACACCCTGCAGAAGGTGAAGAAATTATTCTGCGAGATTATCAAGTTGACGCAATCAACAACTTTATTTCTAATCCACAAAGTCTACAACAGATTGCTACAGGCGCTGGTAAAACAATTACAACTGCTACGTTATCACACATAAGTGAACCGTATGGGCGTAGTATTGTTATTGTACCTAATAAGTCCTTAGTAGAGCAAACCGAAGAAGACTATATTAACTGTGGATTAGACGTAGGGGTATATTTTGGAGACAGGAAACAATTAGGTAAGACTCATACTATATGCACTTGGCAAAGTTTGAATATACTTGACAAGAAGCACAAAGATGGTTCAGCAGTGTTATCACTTGCAGAGTTTCTTGAAGATGTGAGCACTATCATTGTCGACGAAGTACACCAAGCGAAAGCAGAAGTTCTTAAGAACTTGCTCACTCGCAACCTACGTAACGCTCCTATCCGCTGGGGACTAACAGGCACTGTGCCAAAAGAAAAGTTTGAATTCGAAAGTATTCATGCTAGTCTTGGTCCTGTAATTGGTAACATCTCAGCAAAGGAATTACAAGACAAAGGAGTATTATCCCAATGTCATGTTAATGTAGTACAACTAATTGATACAGTAGCACATAGTGGCTACCAAGAAGAATTAAAATACCTTGTAACTAATCAAGCAAGAGTAGAATATATAGGCAAACTATTAAACACAGTAAAACAATCAGGCAACACACTAATACTAGTAGACAGGATTAGTGCAGGCGAAATGTTAGCAGAACTAATACCAGATAGTACATTTGTAAATGGTTCTGTTAAAGTTAAAGACAGGAAAGAAACATACGATACGATTCGCGAAGGAACTAATGAAGTTATTATTGCAACTTATGGAGTTGCGGCAGTAGGACTTAATATCCCTCGTATCTTTAATTTGGTTCTACTTGAACCAGGTAAAAGTTTTGTAAGAGTTATCCAATCTATCGGTAGAGGCGTAAGAAAGGCAAAGGACAAAGACTTCGTGCAAATATGGGATCTTACATCAACATGTAAGTATGCGAAGCGGCACCTTACCCAGCGTAAAAAGTTTTATAAGGAAGCCCAATACCCATTCACAATAGAAAAAGTGGATTGGAATTAACTATGAGAATATTAACATTAGAAAATCAAACTTATCATTTAGATAAAGTCCCTGACGAGATTGAGGAAGACATTAGATTTAGTGTACTTGATAATAGTAACCCTAAAGAGCCTGATTTCTTCTTTATGCCTTTGATTTTTTTAGAATCGTTTAGTGCGCCTGCTATGGTACTTGATATCGGCGGTAATGAAATTACTATGCCGTTAGATTGGTGTATAGCAGTTGGCGACAGTGAGTCTGGAAATGATTTAGAGGTATTACCATTAACAAGTTTAAACGATAGAGGATTTGAAGCGTTTCTTTTTAATCCTTTAACAAGTTATACAACTAGTTTTACAGAAATAAAAATTGTAAACTTTTATAATGACGTTAAATGGTATTTTCCCAAAATGAAAAATGGACAACTATTGAGTGTACCAATACAAGAAGGTACTAATTCAAAGTGTGCATTTTTTGTAAAAGACATTAGTCGACAAAGTGAACTAATCGACTACGCGGCATTGCTTTAAGGAGGTAATTATGAAAGCAGGAAAAGTATGGGGTCAAACAGAATTGATCCACGCAAACGGTGTATTAGAGTTTCACCGTATTGAATACAAAGCAGGATACAAATGTTCAGAACATGAACATCAATATAAATGGAACGGATTCTTTGTTGAATCGGGCAAGATGCTTGTTCGTGTTTGGCAAGATGATCAAGGTCTAGTTGATGAAACTATTCTTGAAGCAGGAGACTTTACACAAGTTAAGCCTGGAAAGATTCATCAGTTTGAAGGACTAGAAGATGGTGTAGCATTTGAACTATACTGGGCTGAGTTTAATCATAATGATATTGTACGCAGAACAAGCGGAACGTCAGTGAAGTAAATGATTAACATCAAACAAAATATGCTATGGCCTACAATGGTTTTTGAAATTGAAATGCCAGATTACAACAAGATCAAAAAAGATCTTGTTGAGTATATCAAAGTTTGTAAAGTTGAAGAAATACCTTTGAAGAACGGTATAGGACCTCATGAGCAAAGACACAAAAAGTTTTTACAAGAAAGTTATCCAACATTGTTTGCTAATAATGACAATGAAGTATTTAATAAAGTAAAAGAGTTTTGTATGCAAATGACTCTAGAAGTTGCTCAAGGTGTAAACAAAGATCATACAGACACTAGTGATTGGATCATACGTCCATCAGATAGTTGGTACCATATAACAAAAGATAAAGGGTATCATGATATACATACACATGCATTTAGTCCGTGGTGTGGAATCTTTTATGTTGATAAAGGAGATTCTGATAACGAAACACAAAATGGTATAAATCGATTCTATAATAATATGGAGTTTCCTATACTTGGACTAGGCAATGATTATTATGGAGATTACTTTGATGTTGACATTGAAGATGGTAAACTTATTGTGTTTCCAGGTAACTTAGGTCATTCAGCATTACCTTATTACGGAGACAAAGATAGAATAGTAATAAGTTTCAATACAGAAATAACAGATAAAAAAATGCTAGATAATAATGAAAGCAAATAAACTAAATCAATGGATTGCTGATTGGGTTGAGCAGTTAGACAAAAATAAAAAATGTCCTTATGCAAAACCAACTGTTGACAAAGATAAAATGAAAGCAGTTATGTTAAATAGCATTGATGCTTACCACTTCTGGTCAAGCGTTTCCAATGAAGCAGAACAATTTGACGACACATACGATGTAGTAATAGTAGCAATGGATACTGACGAAACTATAATAACTCCGCAACAAATGCAAGGCGGAGTCGATAGTTTTAATGCAGGCTACAATAACAGGAATATAGATTTGTGGTGTTTGAATCTATATAACGATGTATACACAATGGTATTAATACAACGTGTATCCAAATTAGACGATGCAAGTAGGACGTTTGAAAAGAAAGATTATTACAAAGACCAACATCCTTACATGTTTAATAAACACATAATAACAAGAAGAAATATGAGAAAACGGTTGACAAAAACCTAAATAACTTATATAATATAACAACTATAGACATCCACGTCTAAAACTCGGAGAATAAAAAATGGATATTAAATACGAAGATGCTAACGTTTCAGAACTAATTAAAGAAAGAATTAGTGATGACAATGCTCGCTTTTGGGCTGGAGATAACATTAGTCAATACCTTGAAGAAGGTGATAAACAAAAACTTATTGAAGAACTTACACCTAAGTTTGAAGCAGTACTAGATAGTTTAGTAATTGATCGATTCAACGACCCTAACAGTATGGATACTGGTAAGCGTCTTGCAAAGATGTATATTAACGAAATTATGAGTGGTAGGTATGATCCAATGCCTAATGCAACTGCATTTCCTAATCATGTAGATGATGGTTATAAAGGATTGCTAGTAGTACGTAGTGAACTTAAAAGTATGTGTTCACATCATCACCAACCAGTTAGTGGCGTTGCATACATTGGTATCATTGCGGCAGACAATCTAATTGGTCTTTCAAAGTACACAAGAATTGCACAGTGGTGTGCGAGGCGCGGGACATTACAAGAAGAATTAAACAACGTAATTGCTCGTGAGATCATGGCGGCAACTGGTAGTGAAAACGTCGGCGTTTACATTCAAGCAACACACGGATGTTGTGAGAATAGAGGCATCGGTGCTCACTCTAGTCTAACACAAACCACAGTGTTAGAAGGGGCGTTTAAGAATGATGCAGGAACAAAGAAGGAATTCTTTGACAACATCAAACTACAACAACAATTTGCTCCACGATAATTTTAACAAAAGGAGAACATATGTTCAATAAACTATTAGAAGGTGTCGATAGGACACTCGTAAGAAATCTAGTTATTTTACACACGCTTGTAATTGCTGTGTCAAACTACCTAGTAACAATTAGATTTGATTTATTTCCAGGAGCAGAATTGCCCTTGTTTGGATCATTTCCACTAGCGGCGGCGGCGTTTACATTTCCGATCGTTGTTGTAGCAACTGATTTGACAGTACGTCTAGTTGGTAAGCAAGCAGGTAGAGCCGTTGTAGCAATGGCAATTATTCCTGCTATTGTAGCATCAGTACTAGTACTATTAGCACTAGGCGACGAACATGCATACAGAGTAGGACTAGCATCAGGTACTGCATATGCAGTAGGTACAATGCTTGACGTATATGTATTCCAACACATTCGTGAGCGTATGAATGCATGGTGGATTGCTCCAGCAGTATCAACTGTTGCGGCAAACATCATTGATACATATGCATTCTTCTACACAGCATTTTATCCTGCACCGTGGGTTGGACCAGTAGCATTCAACAATACATTAACAAAAATTGTTGTAGGCTTAATTGTGTTCCTACCAGCATACGGCTTGTTACTTTCATACTTGAAAAACAAGTTTGGTGTAGACGCTTTAGTTCTCAAAGACGAAGTAAAGCCAACAACTAAAAAGAAAGCACCAGCCAAGAAAAAAGCAAAAATTAAGAAATAATGTTTTTTTCATCGTCATATGTCAAGCAATTAAAAAGTGTTCATAACTACGAACACAGGCCTTCAGGGTTCGGAGCCAATACAAAAAAGTTAGGACAGTTTAATAACTATTTTGAAAAATGGCAACCCCAAAGTATGCTAGACTATGGCTGTGGTAAAGGTTGGATTTTAAATTCATTAGTAGAGTCGTACCCTTCATGTAATATTGTTGGGTACGATCCTGCTGTTGAAGAATATAAAGTTTGTCCACAAACAACATTTGACTGTGTGTTTAGTATAGATGTTCTTGAACACATAGAACCAAATTATATAGATTCGGTATTAGATCACATTAACCAATTATCAAATAAATTTATTTGGTTAAGGATAGATACGTTACCAGCAAGAAAAAGATTACCAGACAAAAGAAATGCACATCTTATTATTGAACAACCTCCGTATTGGATTGAAAAAATAAAAAAACATATTGACGGTGAAATTGTTTATGAGATGTTTGGAAAAAAGGCAAAACTAGATGTCGCAATTGAGAAGTAAAATGATACCAGGAGAAGCATTACTATACACTAGGGCTAATGGTGTTGTATATGCTCAGTACAGAGATCCACCGCATAATGATATACCAAGATGGATTATAGGCGGCGATCCAGGAGCAGTATCAAAGGCACAAGGGGACTTATTAGATTATGCAGAATGGAAACATTTATGCGAGATAGCAGAAGATAATCCAACAATAAAACTTTTGTTAGACAAATTAATTAACACATACTATATTGCAAAGGAGGAACAATGAAATTTATTGCGGCAATGGACCATAGTGGTGGATCAACAGGTGGTGTACTAGAACGTTACGGTTGCGAGTACACAGAAGAAAACAAAATGGACTTAGTACATGAAATGCGATTACGCATGATTGCTTCGCCCGACTTTAACAGTAATAATATTTGGGCGGCAATTTTATATAAAGATAGTGTCGATAGAGGAGCAGTTAATGTATTAGGCAATAAAGGTATTGAGGCCATACTTAAAATTGATAGTGGCTGTCATATGAACGGGTTACTAAAAGATTTTAATGTAGACGATATGATTGACTATGCTCTTGCAAAAGGGTGTACAGGAACTAAGATGCGTAGTATTGTAAAGACACCTAATATACTAAATGCAATATTAGAGCAACAATTTGAACTTGCAACAGTAATATATGCCGCAGGACTTATGCCAATTGTTGAACCAGAAATTCCTATCGAACATGACATGAAAAACATGTTGGAAGAAATGCTTACTAGAGAATTACAAAATAGATTAGACAAATTTGAAGGCAAGTGTATATTAAAACTTACATTGCCAAACACACCAAATCTACATTACAAACTAACACAACATCCTAATGTTTCAAAAGTAGTAGGTCTTAGTGGTGGATATGATACCAATGAAGCATGTAATAGACTAGGTCTACAAGAAAACATGACTGCAAGTTTTAGTAGAGCCTTAAGTGAAGGACTATTTGTTACACAGTCAGAAGAAGAGTTTAATCAAAGACTTAGTAACAATATTAAACTAATAACAAAGGCGAGTGAATAATGAGAATAATAGCAGGACCATGTCAGCACGAAAGTTTAGAACAGTCGTTAGAGATTGCAACAGAATGTAAACGGGTATGTGACAAATACGGTATTGAGTATTACTTTAAAGCAAGTTTTGATAAAGCAAATCGTACAAGCGCAGATGGTATCCGAGGACAAGGTTTGCCTACAACAATGACAGACTTTCGTGTATTAAAAGAAAAATTAAATGTAAAAACACTAACTGATGTAC